TCTCGCGCGCCGCCTCAAACCCGAGGGGCGCATCATCCTGATGCATACGCGCTGGCACATGGACGATCTCGCTGGCCGGCTACTCAAGCGTGACGGGCATAAGTTGAAGATCCTCAACCTCCCAGCCCTGGCAACCTCGATCAATGATCCGCTCGGCCGCAAGCTCGACGAACCATTATGGTTGGGTGACGCCTACGGGTATGGCGAAGGCCTCAAGATCATCCGTGACGATCTGTTGGCCGAAGGCGCCTCGCTTGAGTGGTCATCGCTCTACCAGCAGAACCCAAGGGCCGGCGATGGCACGTTGTTCAAGACCCACAAGTTCGACGTCATCGATGCGATCCCGCTTGGCGTCACCTTTGCCCGAGGCTGGGACCTTGCTGCAACGAAAGACATCGGCACAAGAGATGCCGCCTATACCTGTGGCGTCAAGATGGGGCGCACGCCAGACAACCAGATCATTGTGGCCGATGTCCAGCGCAAGCGCTTTGATCCGGAAGATGTCGAGCAGCTTATTGTTAATACAGCCAAGCTGGATGGACGTTCGATCAGGGTCGGCCTTCCGCAAGACCCTGGGCAGGCGGGTAAGTTTCAAGTGAAGTATCTGACGACCAAGCTGGCCGGCTATGTTGTCGAAAGCTCACCGGAAACAGGCGACAAAGCGACTAGAGCCGGGCCTTACGCCTCTCAGGTCAATGTTGGCAATGTGAAGTTAGTTCGCGGTCCCTGGAATGCTGCGTATATCGATGAGCTAAGTAGCGCTCCTGTTGGGGATACGATGGACCAATCCGACGCATCGGCGCGGGCTTTTTCCATGATCTTCCGCGGTGGCGCGGCACTTTGGGCGCAGTTGGGGAGACAACCATAACATGAACGCCTCGATCCAGATACCGCGCGGCCTGCGCAATCACAATCCCGGCAACATCGATCGCTCGCATCCGCGCGCCGGCTGGCAGGGCGCCCTCCCCGACGATAAGCTCACCGATCCGCGGTTTGAGCAATTCGTCGACGATCTGCATGGTCTGCGCGCGATCGGCAAGACCCTGCTCACCTACCAGCGCAAGGATGGCTGTCTGTCGATCCGCGAACTCATCTATCGCTGGGCGCCGCGCATCGAGAACGACACGATGTCGTATGTGACGAATGTCTGCCATGCCTGTGATGTGACGCCCGATGACAGCTATAAACTGGTCGATGTTGCGACGCTGGCGCCGATCATCCATGCGATCGTTGTCCAAGAGAATGGTCACAATCCATTTCCCGACGCGCTGATCGCGCAGGCCGCCGCCCTGGCCTTGGCGCCGTGAGTGATCGGCAGTTCGTTACTGCCATGCTCGCTTTCTGTCTCGCCGACATCGCTGTCCTTGTTGCGCTGGTTGACTGGTTTCTGGGGTAATCCGAAGTAATGGTTAAGCGCGTATCCGCCAAGGGCGCGGCGCAAACCTCGCGCCGGGATGAGAAGGCCGCGCTGAACGCCGCCAAGACCTCGGACAGCTTTCAGAACTTTCTCCATAACATGGGCGTCGGGACGGATAACCCGACAAGTTCCTCGACCTACGGCTTCAATCCGATCAGTCGCGTGCATACGCTGCTGGAGTGGATACATCGGGGTTCCTGGCTGGGCGGCCTAGCAGTCGACATCGTCGCCGATGACATGACGCGCGGCGGCATCGACTTCCTGTCCACAATGGCCCCTGACGACGCCGAGCAGCTACAGGGCGCCATCGTCCGCCTGGGCGTTATGGAAGGCGTCTGCGATGAAGTCAAATGGTCCCGGCTATATGGTGGGTGCATCGCGGTCGCGTTGATCGATGGCCAGGATACGGCCACCCCACTGAATATCCAGAGCGTGCGGCCTGGACAGTTCAAGGGATTGCTTGTGCTCGATCGCTGGATGGTCGAACCATCGCTGGGTAATCTGATCACAGCCTTCGGTCCGTCGCTCGGCCTCCCGAAGTTTTACAAGGTGGCCACCGGCGCCCCGGCCCTGAATGGTGCTGTCATCCATCATTCGCGCTGCATTCGCATGGAGGGCATCCGCCTCCCCTACTGGCAACGCGTGCAGGAGAATATGTGGGGCCTGTCGGTGCTCGAACGCCTCTACGATCGTATGATTGCATTCGACAGCGCGACCCAGGGCGCCAGTCAGCTCGTCTACAAATCCTACCTGCGCTACATCAAGATCAAGGATTTCCGCGAAGCTGTCGCGGGCGGTCCCGAGGCAACGGGCGGCATCATCAAGTATTTGGAGATGATGCGGCGGTTCCAAGGGATTGAGGGCCTAACGGTCATCGATGCCGAAGACGATTTCGGCGCGCAGACGCATTCGGCATTCAGCGGCTTGTCCGAGGCCTTGCAACAGTTCGGCCAGCAGCTCAGCGGCGCCTTGCAAATCCCACTCGTGCGCCTGTTCGGGCAATCGCCCGGCGGGATGAATTCGTCAGGGGAAAGCGATCTACGGACCTACTACGACGGCATCATGCAGCAGCAAGAGCGCTCGCTACGCGTGCCGTTCGATTGGCTGTTCCGGGTGATTGCCAGGAGCGAGCGGATCAATCTCCCCGAGAACTTCAATTTCAAGTTCAAATCGCTGTGGGAGATGACGCCTGAGCAAAAGGGCAACATCGCTTCGGTGCGCTCGGCTGCAGTACTACAGGCGCAGGCCGCCGGCGTCATCGATGTGGCCACCGCACTGAAAGAGCTGCGCCAGATCGGCCGCGATACGGGCACGTTCACCAACATCACCGACGAGATGATCGAGCAGGCCGAAGCCGTCCCGCCGCCGGGCCTGGGTGGGTTGGGGTTGGCGATGGGTCCGAATATGATGGGATCGGGATTGCCGCAGGTCGGCGAAGGCCAACCGCTACCCGGTGAGACGCAACCAATATTGGGACAGGCAGCATGATCACGCACATCCACATCCATACAAGCGACGCCGGTGTTGTCGGCATGAAGAGGGGCATTCACAAAGCGGTTCCGACTGCACAAGGCCTGCTTGCTCAGCACGCGACGCCTGTGAGCGGCAAAGAACATTCGCATGTGACAACAGCAGCAGGATCGACCGCTATTCGCGCCGGCCTACAAAGCGCTGGGTATACAGCGGGTCGTGCGCCGTCAAGGAATGGCGGTGTTCACAATTATGCGCATCCCACCACCAATCATCAGGTTAACATCGAGGCGCATGTCCCCAATCCGCGCGTCTGGGCGAAGTAAGGCGTAGCAGCAGTAAACAATGCCGACGATCGCGCAAGAGGCCTGGGCAGCGGCGCAGAAAGCCCGGCGTGCGCAGCGCGAACGCTTTACCCGCGCTCGCAATGCGGAAATCCAATACGGCGCGCAGATACGCCGGATCGCTGACCAGATCGGCCTCCTGGCCTCCGCGTTCAATCCCGAGGACCCGGCCTCCGCCGCCGGCATCGAGCAGATGTTGAAAGAGTATTCCCGCATCATCGCGCCATGGGCCAGGAATACAGCCAACCGCATGCTGGCCGATGTCGCCAAGCGCGACGAAAAGATGTGGTTCGAGCAGTCTGCCGAGATCGGCCGCAACCTACGCGAAGAGATTGCCGAGGCGCCGACCGGGCAGATCATGCAACGCTTGCTGGACGAGCAAGTGACGCTAATTACAAGCCTGCCGCTCGAAGCCGCTCAGCGCGTGCATGAGCTTGCCTTGAGAGGCATAACTGAGGGTTCCAGGGGCGGTGACATCTATCAGATGATCATGGCCTCGGGTGAGGTCGCGAAATCCCGCGCCACCCTGATCGCCAGAACCGAAACTGCGCGCACCGCCAGCGTCTTGACCCAGGCCCGCGCCGAATGGATCGGCTCGGACGGCTACATCTGGCGCAACGTGGGCGATGCCGATGTCCGGCCGCATATCGGCATCAAGGGCTTTGCCCGGTTAAACACGCTCAAGCTGGGATCGCATCGCAAGCTCGAAGGCACCTTCCAGCGCTGGGACAGCCCGCCGATCGCCAGCGAGAACGGTAAGCGGATGCACCCTGGGTGCATCTATAATTGTCGCTGCTATGCTGAAGTCGTCATTCCGAGAGAGCGCGCCGCATGATCACCCACATTCACATTCATGTAGCGGACTCGGGTGTTCCCGGCATGAAGAAAGGCGTCCATAAAGTTACCTTGGCACAACCGGGGCTTAGCTCGCGGCGCAAAGAGCACGAATATTCTGTTGAGGCCGGTAGCAAGAATGAAGCGCAGCAGATGGCGCGCAAGCAGCACGTGGACAAGCTAGGGCCGGGCGCTTCTACGGGGTTTCGCGTGATCCGGCACGAAGAAACCGCACCCGATGGCCGCATAACGCGGCATGTGTAAGGCGGCGGCTTAATCCAAACAGGAGACAAGTGAAATGAAGAAAGTACACCGCCTTCGGGCGCTCGTTGGTCGTGGCCTCTACATTAGCACCTATGTGTTCGCCGCTGTCCTGACGCTGATCCTCTTCCCGCTTATGTCGGCGCAGTCCCAGGTCCTGCCGGCGCCGGGCGCAGCGAACTACGAGGCGCCGGTGCGCTTTGTGACCTATTCGGTGTCCTATCCGGCGATCACAACCGCCGCCGCGCTGACCGATTTCATGACGCTCAAGGGATCGGCCACGAAAACGATCTATCTGCGCCGGGTCAATTGTTCAGGCGTCTCGACCGCCGCCGCCTCGGGCACCATCGCGCTTGTCAAGCGGAGCACCGCGGACACCGCCGGAACCGTCATCACACCATCCGCCACAGCCGGCGGGCAGCTTGTGGCGATGGATGCCGGCGATGTCGCGGCAACAGCGGTAGCGGCGGCTTACTCGGCCAATCCGACGACGGGGACACTCGTTGGCATCGTGCGCTCCGGCATCCTGGGTACAAGCGTCGCGGCGGGCGCGGCGGTGGCGGAACTCAATTGGGAGTTCGCCCGCGACAATGCCAAGTCGGTGGTGCTTCGCGGGGCGGCACAGCAGCTCGCGCTGTCCGGCCTGGGGACCGCGTTGGCGGCGGGATCGATCCTCTCCTGCACCATCGTCTGGATCGAGCAGTAAATCCGGCCTGGGTATATCTGATCGAGGCCATGCAGCTACCGCTTGAAAGGTAGGCTCGCGGCGCACGGCCCCGCCTCGCCTTGGTTCCTTCCCCGCGCGATGCCCGCATGGTCCTACCTCAGCCCATGCGGGCATCCTGGGATGGTATAGATAGCCATCCAATAGCGGACAGAACCAAATGATCGACATCGAGCAATCCGAACTCGGCCCGACCATCATGCGCGAGTTACAAGAGCGGATGGAGGCCATTCGCCAGAGCGAGGCTTTTGGTTACAGCCTGCTCCACAAGATCAACGACCTCCTGATCTCGACGCGCGTCCGCTGTCGGCACCAGAACATCGATTTCCCGGTGATGACGGCGATCATCATCCCCTCATCGCGGGATGTGTTTCTGCTCAGGGCGGATATGGAGCGCAAGGGGATCGAGCAGTTCATCGTTAACACGATGACGCAGTATCCCGAGCTGGACACGCGAGAGCTGGCAGAAGGCATTCATCGCGCCTTCCCCAGCTTCAAGCCGAATTAGAGTTCAGGCACGTTTGTTGGGTATCCAGCTATCCTGTGGACCCTTGGAACGATTGGCCGAGCGTTTGGCATCCTCGGCGAGCTTGAGCATCTGTAGGGCGCGGTATTCGCTCTCGGTGATTTCCTCGACGGGATAGTAGCCGGCCGGAAGCGGCTTGGCGAAGCTGGTTGTAAAGCTGATGCGATGCGCGAGGTTTGGTGACTTGGTCATTACCCCGGTGTAAGCCATCGACTCGCTTGCGCGAAAGGCCGTGATCCTGCCGTCGGTGCCCTTGAAGTAGCGGATCGCCATTAAACCAATTCCTTTGTGGTTGCCAGCGCAAGCCAGCGCTTGGCGTCATTGTAGGCGCTATCCATCGAGGCGAAGCAGCCGAATTCACCATCCGATCCTGAGCAGGCATACACCCGCGCCTGGGAACGCGATCTGACCTCCCAAATCCACGCGGTTTCGCCGATTTGGTCGATGGTGATCTTGATCTTACCCATCTCGAATTCCTTTCCTGTGCGGCAGATTGCCGCGCCAGTTAGATATACCCAACTCATAACGCGGGTGCAACCGAGTAATGCGCTTTTATACAACCGAGCGACTGAGCGCCAATCGCTCGTTGACACCCGAAGGCTATCTGCTCTGCGAGAACGTGCCCTTGGCGCGGACAGGCGTCATGACCTACGGCCCTGGCGAGACCCCGATCAAGCCCAAGTCGGGGAGCAAGATTGTGCTCATTCACCGGCGCCCGGAAGAGGTGTTCGCGCCCTCGACGCTGGCCAGCTATCAGGGCAAGCCATTTACGGACGATCACCCCGAGGATGATGTGACGCCCGATACATGGGCCAAGCTCGCGAAGGGGATCATCCTTAACCCGCGCCGCGGTACCGGCGATGACGACGACTGCGTACTCGGCGATATCCTGGTCACCGATCCCGAGACGATCAAGGGCATTCGGGACAACGAGAAGGTGGAAGTCAGCGTCGGTTACGATGCCGACTATCAAGAGATCGGGCCGGGCGAAGGCTACCAGAACAACATCATTGTCAACCATACTGCCTGGGTCGTCGATGGACGATGCGGACCGCGTTGCAGTATCGGTGACTCACTACCAAAGCCAGGAAAGGGCAAACGGATGAGCAGGTTTACAGACGCGCTGATGCAGGCGTTCAAGGCGAAGACCGCGGATGAGGTGGCGGCGCTGGCTAACGAGCTGGACCCGGAAGCGGGCGGCGGTGGCGAGCATCACGTGCATGTGCATCTGCCCGGTGGCGGCGCGGCACCCAAGGCCGAAAGCAACGACGAGTTCCCGCCCAAAGAGGGCGCAGGCGCGGGTACGCCGCCTCCCGCAGCGGCCGGCGCTGGCGCAGGCGGCGATGTCGGCACGCGTTTGAGTGCGCTTGAGGCCGCGGTCAAGCAAATCCTCGTGCTCGTCCAGGGTGCCGGCGCTGGCGCGGGTAGCGGTGCTGGCGACCCAGGTGAAGGCGAAGATCGGGCGCGGGATGGTGAGACCGAGGAAGAGCGCAAGAAGCGCGAAGAAACCAAGGATGACGAGACGATCGAGGGCAAGCTTGCCATGGAGGCCCCGCCGGGCACCGATGACAAGGCGCGCAAGGCCAAGGACTCGGCGTATCTCGGTGATGCCTATCAGGTGCTCGTCTCGCAGATCGAGATCATCACCCCTGGCGCCCGCTACCCGACCTTCGACACCGCCGCCCGTCCGGCTGTCACCTATTCCAAGATGTGCGGCATGCGGACCGAGACCTTGCTGCAAGCCAGCAAGCGCCCCGAGTTGGCCAGCGTCATCGAAGGCCTGAACGGGGGTCGCGCGCCCGACTACAAACGCATGACCTGCGACGCGGCCAAGATCATGCTGGCCAGCGTTGCCAGTCATGCCGGCGCCTTGAACAACAAGGGTGAGGGCAGCGGCGCCGCGGTGCATGGCTTCGGTCGGGATGCCGCTCTGCGCGGTACGCTGGGCGGCGGCGGGGTACGCGGCAAGATCACCTCGCCGGCCGATCTCAACAAGATGGCCAAGGAGCTGTACAAAGTCACCTAAGGCCGATCTATTCGGGCGCTCTGGCGCTTTCAACGACTTTCAATTCAGGAGGCTACAGCAGTGTTCAAATGGTTGGTTGATCTCTTCGCGGGCATGAGTGCTCCGAAGGGCGTATTCGTGGGGCGTCAGCGTACCCGCGATGTGGCGTTCGCATTCCGCATGGGTGCCGGCTTCCCGGGTGATGTGAACCGCGGGCATCCGGCATCGATCGAACCCGTCTTGATCGATGCCGCCGCGCCGCCAACGGCTTACGGCCAACCCGTCCTCGTCGACCCGACAACTGATGGCGTGCGGCCGTTCACAACGACCGACACGGCCATCACCTCCATCTGGGGGGTAACGGTACGCCCGTTCCCGATGCAGGCGTCGACGGGCACCGCTTACGGCGGCGCGGCCTTCGGTGCGGCCACCCCGCCGACTTCCGGCGCGCTCGATGTGCTCCGCTCTGGCTACATCATGAGCACCGCTTTGCCGGCCGGATCGGCGATTGTCTCCAAGGGGTCGCCGGTCTTCGTCTGGTGCGCCGCATCCTCGGGTGCGCATATCCAGGGCGGCATTGAGGCGGCGGCTGTCGGCGGGAGTACGGCAGCCCTCGACCCCAACCGTTATCAGTTCAATGGTCCGGCCGACGCGCTGGGCAATGTCGAGCTGTCCATCAACGTCTGATCCTGAGCGGCGAAATCCCTTGCCGCATTCGTTTCAATCATTTTCTACTGGAGGATTTGCCTGTGGCGCCTTTTGACGGCCTGGAAGCAATCCGGGGCGGTCGCTTTGTCGGCCGTCAGCGGACGCGTGATAGTTTCATGACTTTCGACAGCGCATCCGCGCACCGCACCCATGACGCGGACGGCAACCATCTGGGCAAGCGCTTTGACGCCCCGGTGCGCACCCATGATGGGCGCACTGTCGACTCGTCCGGCGCCTTCCTGCTCGGCGAGCTGGAACGCCTGGATCAAGAGCTGCACATGCCGCTGGCGGAGGTATCCTATCTGCGGGATATCGAGCTGCGCGAAGATGTGACGATCGCCGACGATGTGACCTCTTTCACCTTGTCGACAATCGCGGCGGCGGGCGGCCTGGGGACCGGCAACTCGATCGGCAACGGCAAGAGCTGGATTGGTCGCAGCACCACCCAGATCGCGCGTGTCAACCTCGATATCGCCAAAATCCCGCATCCCCTCAATCCTTGGGGACAGGAGGTCGCCTGGACGATCTTCGAGCTGGAAAGTGCCGCCAAGGTCGGGCGTCCGGTCGACGATCAGAAGCACGAGGGCCTCAAGCTCAAGCACCAGATGGACATCGACGAGCAGGTGTACATCGGTGATACATCGATGGGCGTCACCGGCCTGATCAACAACACCGGCGTGACGACGACCAATGTGCCCAATGGCGCGGGCGGCTTTCCGCAGTGGTCGACCAAAACAGCAGACGAAATCCTGCTGGACTTCAACAACGCGCTGACGCTCGTCTGGGCGGCCTCGGCGTGGGCTGTTATCCCGGCGGAAATCCGCATCCCGCCCGCGCAGTTCGGCCAGCTCGCCATGCAGAAGGTGGCGACGCAGAACGGCTTGCTCTCGATCCTGAAGTATGTCGAGGAAAACAACATCCTGACGGCCGCCGGGCGCGGCAAGCTGAACATTCAACCGCTCAAGTGGTCGATCGGCTCGGGCCAGGGCGGCACGATCGGCACAACGGGTACGGTCGATCGGATGGTCGTCTACACCAACGACAAGAAACGCGTGCGCTTTCCCATGACGATGCTACAGCGGACGCCCATCCAGTATGATGCGATATGGCATAAGACTACGTACTTCTGCCGGCTTGGTGTCGTCGAGTGGGTATATCCTGAAACAGGCGGTTACTTCGACGGAATTTGACAACAAAATCAATAGCTTAGCGGCTTTTCCTGGCTTGCTGAGCTATTGATTGCATGAGGCCCCAGTATAGCTATATTGGATAAGGCTTCATACGAGAGAAAGGTTAAACAATGGCAGACGAAAACGAGGCCGCCCTCGAACCCGATCAGACCCCGTCGATCGATCCCAACCAGAAGCCGCCGGGTATCCGCCCGCGCGGTATCAAGCCGAAAGCGAACCCGGTTGGTCCCGGCAATGAGCCGGCGGCGCCGATCTCGGTGGCACAGGCGACCCTGCCGAACGAGGCAACGGTTGCCATGGTGTTCCAGAAAGAGGTCGTCTTGACGGACGATCAGCACAAGCGCATCCGCTTTCCGATCGGCCTTGTCAATGTGCCGGCGCATCTGGCGGACCATTGGTTCCTGGCCGCCAATGGGGTGCGCAAGGCGGGCGAAGAACAGGCCCAAGACCCCGAATAGTAAAGCCAAGCCTGGGTATAGATAAGGGATCAATCTTGCAAGAGGTTGGTCCCTTTCTATGTAGGATTAGGCATGAGGTATCGGGCAATGGGTAATAACCCAATGATCAAGAACTACGCGCAAAAAGCGCGGGATGTGGCGGTCGAGGGTCTGACGCAGACCAAGGATATGCCTGACCTACCGGACGCGGAAACGGTACCTTCGCCAGCCTCGGGATCGCTCGACGCTAGCGAATACAAATACGCCGCCGATACGCGCGACGCTGCGCTTGTTCACACAGCATTCAGGGGCGATCGTTCGCTGTTTGCCGGTCAAGGCAAGGGGATTGATGCGACACCCGAGTATAAGCGCAAGTGAAGTGCGCCAAATTGCGTTGCACGGCTGAAGCAACGCATGCCATCCGCGCGGAAATCCCGCCCCGCGGTCATCCAACGACCCCCACGAATACGCTGAATGTCGTCATCGGCATCAAGCTCTGCTGCCCGCATGCGCACAAGGTGGATGGCGAGCTTCTCACAGCCGACACCAAGAGCGTATTGACGGGATCGCTGCGCGCCCTCGGCCGGGCCGAACCCGATTTCTCACGCGCCAAGTTCGTGCTCATCTCGCTTGACAGCACGGAGTATCTTTCCTTCGAGTCCATGCAGGCCACCAAGCAATGAGTGACGATCTGACGCCGGCCATCTTTCGGGTTAACTTTCCGGCGTTCTCTTCTGAACGCCAATACCCGAACGGCGTCATTTCGTTTTACTTGGCTATATCATACATGGCGCTCAGCGCTTCGCGTTGGTCCGGCATGTATGCCTATGGGCGCCAGCTATTTACAGCGCACAATCTCGTGCTGGAATATCAGGCGCAGACCGCCGCCTCGGCCGGCGCCCCACCTGGATTGGCGGGCGGTCCGATCGGAAGCAAGGGCGGCGGACCGCTGAGCATCTCCTGGGATACCGGATCGGCCGCCGAACCCAACGCTGGCCATTGGAACTATACAACCTACGGTCAGCGCTATATCCGTATGGCGCGTCTGATGGGTGCGGGCGGCCTGCAATTGGGTATTGGCACCTTTCCGCCGCTGTCCGGACCGGCCTGGACGGGTCCGCCGACATGGCCTGGGTGGTTCTCGTCATGAAGGTTGTCGGTCACGCCAGCGTCAGTGTAACGGTCAAATCGCCGGAACGCTTGAAAGCCCTCCAGGCCTCGCTCAAGGCCCTGGCCGATCGGCGCGTGCTCGTCGGCTTTCCGCGCGCCACAAATAAGCGCGAAGGTAACGAGCCGATCAACAATGCCGAGCTGGGATACATCCATAACTACGGCGCACCCGAGGCGCATATTCCGCAACGCGAGTTCATGCGTCCGGGGTTCCAAGCCGTGCTTTCCGAGGTCATCGACCTCTACAAGAGTGCGGCGAAAGCGGCCTGTCGCAATGAGTCGGTTGTGATGTCGGGCGCCTCATTTGCCGAGCTGGACAAATATCTGCATCGGATCGGCCTTCGCCTTCAGGCCTCGATCAAGCAGACAATCCGCGCCGGCCTTTCGCCTGAGTTAGCCGCAGCAACGGTGGCCGCGCGCATCGCCCGACGTAAGAGCAAGAAATGGCGCCGGCAAAGGCAGATCATGGTCGACGCCAATGTGGCCGCCGGCAAGGCGCCGGGCGCTGGCATATTCACGCCATTGATCGATACCGCGGCCATGCTGAATTCGATCACCTATGTGATCCGCAAACCCAAGGCAACGAACGATCTGATCCTCGGTCCCACACCTGGACGTAAGTAATGCCCTGGCTTGATCTGACCGATGTCCTGCTCGATCCCTTTCTCGCGTCCACTTTCGATGTCTATCGGCGCTTGCAGATCATGCAAAGCAATGGTACCCCATCGATCAAGACCACCGCGCGTTACCGGGATGTGATCGGAATTGTGGCACCGACGGGAAGCAACTCGCTGGTCCGGCAAGAGGCATTCGAGAGCCAAGCGGATAGTATCCAGGTGATCACGCCTTTCCGCATCCGCGCGGCCAGCAAGGACGCCAAGAACGCCAATTGGCAACCCGATCTGATCGGCTATGCCGGGAACATCTACCTCGTGCGCACGCTGAATGACTATTCGAAGTTCGGTGGCGGGTTCATGCTGGCGGAGTGCATCGCGATCAACTACAACCCGCAGCCGGCGGCGGAGTTCGCCTATGGTAAATGACAGCTCGACGGGCGGTCCGCTCTTACCCGACCCCGCGATCACCCCGCCGCTTGAGGGTCAGGCACTCAACGACTTCCTACAAGGTTGGATGGTCGGCATATGCGGCCTGGACGGAACGCTGTTTCGCCCGAGCTGGCAACCCGAGCCGGCCAATATCCCAACCGAAGGCACCTGCTGGGCGGCGTTTGGCGTGCGCAAGCGTCCCAACGACACCTATGTTTTCGTAAAGCATTTGGGCGACGCCGACGGCGGCCTCGGGGCGGATCAGCAGCAGCGGCATGAAACGCTCGATATCCTGGTCAGTTTTTACGATCTCGGGGTTTCCGGCTTGGCTGACTACTATGTATCCTTGCTCAAGGATGGCTTCCAGGTGGCGCAGAACCTAGAGCTGTTGCAGCTCAACGGCTATGGCTTGGTCGAGGCATCCGAACCGATTGCGGTGCCCGTGCTGTTCAAAGAGCGCTGGCAGTATCGCGTCGATCTGGCTTTGGTGATGCGGCGGCAGACGCGGCGGCAGTATCCCGTCCGCAACCTGCTCGGCTTTCGCGCCACGCTCAAGACAAGCGACGGCACGACGACAAACATTCAGAAGGTCGTTCCCGCGCGCTAACAGCGGGCAGGACGGCGTATTCGATCACGGGCGCATCATCCGCCCACCCAGGCCGGGGCGCCCGTCCTGTGCCAAGTAAACAGTTATTCAGGGGTATCACATGGCAGTTCAGGGACAACCGCTTTCCAATCTCGTCAAGGTGCTGGTATCACTCACGGCCACACCGGCGCAAGGCGAGAACATCGACAGCATGCTGATCATGGGCAGCTCGCCTGTCATCGATGTTGTCCAGCGCATGCGGACCTATTCAGGGAGCGCGGCTGTAGCCGGCGATTTCCCGACGACTTCGCCCGAATATATCGCCTCGACGCTGTGGTTTGGTCAGTCGCCGCAGCCGCCGTCCTTGAACATCGGGCGCTGGGCGCAGACGGCCACGCCGGGCACGCTTGTCGGTGCGCCGGTGCCGCCCGCAAGCCAGCTCCTATCGGCCTGGACCGCGATCACAAACGGTGCGTTCGAGACCATCATCGCTGGCGTGCCGATCGCTGTCACCGGCATCAGCTTTGCCGGCGCGACCAACCTGAACGGCGTGGCCTCGCTCATCCAGGCGGCTATGCTGACAGCTGGTGCTCCGGCCGGAACAACGATTGTCTGGAATGCGAACCAGCAACAATTCGTGATCCTGCTGGGAACAACCGGGCCATCCTCGACCATTGGTTTCCTGAACTTGCCGACCGCCATTGGTTCGGCGCTGTTCTCGGCCAATCCGGCGGCGGCCGATACGCTGACCCTGAACGGCACAGCGGTGACCTTTGTGGCTGCGCTGACGACCGGGAACCAAATCCTGATCGGCACGACCCTGGCGAATACGCTGGCGAATGCGCTCGTCTTCCTGAACGCTTCACCCGATGTCCAGCTTACGAAGTTCAACTACTTCAGCTCTGCGACCGGGCTTTACTTCGCATCCAAGATCACCGGTACGCCGGGCAATGCCTACACCCTGGCCAAGGTGTCGACCGCGATCACGCTGTCCGGCGCCACGCTGGCCGGCGGAACGGGCGCCGATATCTCGGCCTTGCTGGCGATGCAGGCGGCATCCTCGGGCGCTTATGTGGCGAATGGCGCGGCGGCGGAAAGCGCGCTGAATGCGGTCATCCTGCTCGATCAGATGTTCTCGAACCAGTGGTATGGCCTATCGGCGATCACAGCGGCCGACGCGGATCAGATCGCCATTGCCGAGTTCATCGAGTCGTCAACTGTTTTGCATTACTTCGGGGTGACAACCCAAGAGGCCGGCACGATCGTGGGCGTCGACACCTCCAATCTGGCCTACCAGCTCAAGCAGCTCAATCTCAAGAAGACGGCCTGCCAGTATTCGAGCACGATGCCCTATGCCGCCGTTAGCTATCTGGCGCGTATCCTGACGACCAACTGGCAGGGCAATAACACCGTCATCACCGAGATGTTCAAGAATGAGCCGTTGGTCGTCGGCGAGAATATGTCGACGACCCAGCGCAAGGCCCTGCTTGCCAACAACTGCAATGTATTCATCAACTACAATAACGGGACGACGATCATCGAGCCGGGCAAATCCTGCTCGGGCGACTGGACCGACACAATCATCGCGGCGGATTGGTTCGCCATCCAGCTTCAGACCGATGTCTACAATCTGTTTCTGACCTCGCCGACCAAGATACCGCAGACCGACGCCGGGATGCATATCATCGCGACAACGATCGAGGCGGATTGCATCGCGGCCGTCAATAACGGCTTCCTGGCGCCCGGCGTCTGGCAGTCGACAGGGTTCGGTGCAATCTCGAATGGCTCGTTCCTGCCGAAAGGTTACTACATCTACCAGCCGCTCATCGCGACGCAATCGCCCGCCGCCCGCGCCACGCGCATCTCGGTGCCGTTCCAGATCGCGGCGAAGACGGCAGGTGCGGTGCATGGCGCCGACATTTCTGTGATCATTAACCAGTAAGGGATAGGCGCCATGTCCGGCCCGCGTACATACTCATTTCTGAACGTCAAGGCCACCATCATCGGCCCGAATGGTGCGGTCATCCTCGGATCGGATGCGGGTGTTGTCGATGAGGGGATCACCGCCGAGTACACCGATCAGAAAAACACATTGACCGCTGGCGCCGACGGCGCCTGGATGCACTCGCTACACGCGAGTAAGGTGGGTCAGGTGTCGGTGCGGTTTCTCAAGAACAGCCCGACCAACGCCTTGCTGAGCGCCATGTACAACGCCGACACGAGCAATCCGGCCAGCCATGGGCAGAATGTGATTGCTGTGACCGATCTCGGGGCGCTGGATGTCTGCTCAGGCGCGGGATGCGCGTTCAAAAAGCATCCCAATGTCGTCTACAGCAAGGACGGCCCGATGCTTGAGTGGATCTTCGATGTCGGCCGCCTCGACATCATGCTGGGCGACGGCATCTAGACAAGGAAAAGGCCGATCCCCCTTGCGAGCGATCGGCCTTTTAGGTTAGGCGCGGCCTTAGTGAATTTTAAGACCGGTTGGGTTCACTTGGAAGGGTGCCAGGATCGTGCGGACGCCCATGTGCTCCTTGAGCAGCTTAGCGTAGCGGCGAGCCGTCTTGTAGGTGTAGAGTTTGCTTCCGATCGAGGAAGAGCAATGCCCAACGTTGTCGCGGCGAACTTCGTAGAGAGTGATCAGTTTAATCTGTGTCATGTCGTGGGTTCCTTTCCGTTTCGATAACGCGAAAATGCGCCAACTGAGTCGGCCTTGCAACCAGTAAATCGGTTAAATACCCGTCCGGAGTAAAAAAAGATGGAAGTCGACATTGACGGTCACACCTATCACATCGATAAGCTACGCTCGCGCCAGCAGCGGCACATCCTCAAGCGCTTGATGCCGCTTGTGCTCGCCGCGCAGGCCTCGCTCGGGATCGCCTCATTGCAGGCGGCGGCTTCGGCGATCTCTGCTGAATTCAAGGCATCGGATCGGGACCTAGGTGCCGCTCTCGGCCCGCTGACGAAAGCGCTCAGCGATATGTCTGACGCGGATATGGATTTCATCTTCGACACCTGCTTCGCGGCCGTCAAGCGTCGCGTGGATACAAGCGGTTGGCAGAGCATCATCGCCGGCACCGAGCTGCGCTATCAGGACATCACCTTGCCGGCGCAATTCCGCCTTGTGTTCTATGTGTTGAAGGAAAACTTCGCGGATTTTTCGCTCGCGTTCCCTGGACCATCGAGCGCCGCCCCTCTCGCGGGGTAGATGTCGAGATGGCCGTCGCGCCGGATGGCGACGACTGGTTCTATCGTCCGGTGGAACGCGGCCTGTGTTCCTACACCGATATCGAGTACGGTCCGATCACACTGACCGATATCGCGATCATGAACGACATTATCGATCTCGCCGATGAGAACAAGCGGCGCCTCGATAACGCGAGGGAATAGATGTCTGGTAGCGGCGGCGGCAGTGTCATTGAGGAATTCCTCGTCAGCCTTGGCGCCAAGGTCGATGTAAAGGAATTCTATTCGGGCATCGACAACATGAGCAAGGCTGTGGCGAAGTTCTCGCTCGGCCTCTCTGGCATGATCACCGCTCTCAAGGGCGCGCTGATCGCCACCGCCTCGGCCCTAGAAAACCTCTATTTCACCGCACAGCGCGCCGGCACGACCGTCGACTCGTTGAAGGCCCTCCAATACGGGATGCAGCAGATCGGCCTCTCGGCCGGCGACGCGAACCAAGCGCTCGAAGGCTTGGCGATGTCGATGCAGCTCAACCCCGGCAACGAGTCGCTGCTGCGCTATCTCGGTGTGCAGACGCGTTCTGTCGGCGGGGCGATGCGCGACAGTTCCCAGGTGATGGGCGACTTCATCGCGCGCCTGGGTAAGATGCCATTCTACATTGCGGCACAGTACGCTGAGACCTTCGGGATCAACGCGCGCACGCTGAAGATGTTGCTGGCGAATTACGGCGAGCTGCGGTTAAAAGAGGAAGAGTTCCGCAATCTGGCGCGTGCGGTCGGCGTCGATCTAGAGGACTCGGGCAAGAAATCCCACGCCTTCATGAACGAGCTTCGCGCGGTGGGCGAGGTGATCGAGTTGATGTGGATCAAGGTGTCCACCGTTTTGATCCAGCGCCTCCGCCCCGAGATCGAGGCCTTCCGCAAGTTCCTGCTGGACCATAATAAGGAAATCACGAACTTCGCGATTGAGGTCGGTAACTCGATCCTCGGCGTCAGCGACGACATCGTTAAAATGCTGCCCGAGATCGACAAACTGATCAAGGCGACGATCGGTTGGAAAGATGTGCTGCAAGCGGTGGCGGATATCATCGCTTATCGGATATTCGGCCCGCTTGGGTTCATCGCTTCGCTGCTCTACCAGCTCTACGGGAAAGAACAGGAGGCGGAAAAGAACCATCCCGGTCCGAAGCGGGCGCCGGATGGCACGCTTGATCCTGCCGCGCCAGCGACCAAGCGGTTCTTCGACGACAATCACTCGATGATCGAGACCCTCAAGCAGTGGTTGGGTAAGCATCTATACCCGCCGCTGCTGCACGACTACGGCGATGGTGGCATGGGGACGCCTTACGATCCCAATGCGCCGGCCCCGCCTAGTCCGCCGCTGACAAAGCCGTTAGATGGCATGGACCGCCCAATGCCCTGGGGAGGTCGACAGTTACCGGAAAGCGCACCGTCGAGCGGAACCCAACAGGCATTGCCTGGGTTTGAGCGTACAGCCTTTCGCCCCACCTCAGGTAGCGATCCGATCGGCATTCGCCAGAACAATCCAGGTAATCTACGCCAATGGGCGGGCGCTGGCAGTTCGGGCGGCTTTGCTGTGTTCCGCGATGCCATGCAGGGCCTTACCGCTATGCGCGATAACTTGCTCGCCTACGCCGCCAAGGGCCGGGACACAATCGCCAGCATCATCCAGCATTGGGCGCCGTCCAGCGAGAACAACACAGCCGCGTATATCGCCAATCTGGCGCGCATGATGGGCGTTGGTGCGGGTGAGCACCTGAACATGCGCGACCCGCGTGTATTGGCGGCGCTGATGAACGGGATCACGCGCATCGAGAACGGCTTCAATCCCTATTCAGCGGCCACAGTCAATCGAGCGGCATCGGCTTCTTTGGGCGGCGCTGACGCCGGGCGCGGCGGCAATGTGACGATCCATCAGAACACGGACATCCACGTGCACGGTTCCGATCCGCATCCAACGGCCAAGGCGACGAGCAATCAGCAGGAAGCGGTCAACGCCAATCTGGTGCGGCGCTTTCGGACAGCGGTGATCGCATGAGCGGCGCGCTTGTATCCGGCGCGATCACGGCATTTTCGGCCGCCGGCTTTGCCAAATCGATCGTCACCTCGATCATGGCGCAGAGTACGCGCAAGATCATCTGGCCGGCGACCGATCAGGCGGGCAATCAGCTTCAGGGGCCAACGCAATCCGGCGATCCGATCACCGAGTCGCTTGGCGGCTATGTCGCCATCATGGAAGAGCACCGGGCGGAAGTCGAGATCACAAAGCACCCTGTCGAGCAGGGCGCCACAATCTCTGATCATGCCTTTAACTTGCCGCTCGAATTGATCATGGAAATTGGTTGGACGCCATCCAGCGCGGCGAATTCCGGCCTCCCGAACCTGCTGGGTCTCTTGCCGATCCCCTCCCTGGCCGGGTTCACGGGTGCCGGTAATAACAATCTGATCAAGACGCTGTTCGCCAAGCTCTACACAATCAAGGCGCAGCGGACGCTTGTGTCCGTCTACACCGGCAAGCGTGTCTACAGGAATATGCTGATCCATACGCTGTCCGAGCGCACAACGACAGACACCGAGAACGCGTTGATTGTGACCGTTGGCTTTTCCGAAATCCTGATCGCCAATGTTGTGACGCTTCAGGTGCCGACGAACACCAACGCGCAGGCGGCGCCGCAGGATACAACGCCAACCCAACCGCAGGGCGGCCAGTCGCTCCAACCGGCGCCGGCGTTCAGCCAACCAACGGTGTCGGCATGACGGCCTACCTCGTTCCGCTCATCAACAAGCCGCAGACGCTGTCGATCGCGCTCGGTGGCACGACCTACAATCTGAATGTCTATTGGTGTCGGATCGGCCAGCTCTGGATGTTGGACATCGCTGATGTGAACAGCAACCCGATCCTTGGCGGCATCCCGCTTGTTACCTCGGCCGATCTGCTGGCGCAATATGCCTACCTGGGATTTGCCGGCGCGCTGATTGTGCAGACCGCAAACGACACATTGGCGCTGCCGACCTTTGCCAATCTGGGCGATCAGGGTAACCTATACTTCGTGACAACGCCATGAGCGCGACAACCCAGGGCGCGCAATGGATCAGGCAAGGCAAGCTGATCGTTGCTTCGCCGTCACTTTCCGGCGATACGGCAACCCAACCCGCGCTCGATCTCTCCGAGCTGAAGTTCGTGTTCAACATCCGCCAGCAGGACGCGCAGTCGCCCAATGAAGCGACGATACGTGTCTACAATCTCAGCGATGCGACGCGCCAGAAGATCCAAAAGGAATTCACCCGCGTTGTCTTGCAGACCGGCTATCAGGGTCAACAATCCGGCATCATCTTCGACGGCACAATTAAGCAGACGCGATCCGGGCGTGAGCGCAATACCGATAACTTCTTGGACATCCTGGCGTCGGAAGGCGATCTACCTTACACGTTTGCGGTTGTCAACGGCACGCTGGCGCCCGGCGCCTCGCAGCAGGACCAGCTCGATCTGATTAATAAGGCGCTGGATCAGTACGGTTATCAGGTCGACGGATCGGGTGCCAATCTGATCGGCGGCACCCTTCCCCGCGGTAAGGTGGCTTTCGGCATGGCGCTCTCCTATCTCGGGGTGCTGGCGCAATCGACGGGCAGTACCTGGGTGATCGGCCAGGGCGGCAAAATCAGCATGATCCCGCTGACGGGATACCTCCCCGGTGAGGCAGTTGTGCTGAATTCGCAGACCGGCTTGATCGGTCAACCCGAGTCGACGCAAGAGGGTATCCAGGCGCTGTGCCTGATCAATCCCAAGATCAGGGTGGGAACGCGCATTCAAATCAACAATACGCTGATCAACCAGACGATCAGTAACGACAAGAACATCGTCCCTAGTTACGACAATCCTTTCGCGGGCGCGTTCGCCTCGGTCACCGACGACGGCTTCTATCGCGTGATCGTCCAGGAGTTCGGCGGTGATAGTCGCGGCACCGAATGGTATGCCAAGCTGACCTGCCTTGCGATCGATCCCTCGGCCGCGCCCGCCGCCTCTGTTCCGGCGTATCCCTGATGGATCAGAAAGAGCGCAGCGCCGATCACACCGCAGCCATGGGCGTTGCCCTGGCTGGCTGGCAAAGGGCCATATGGACCGCCCTCCCCGGCATCGTGACGGCTTACAACGCGAGTGACAATACCGTATCCGTTCGTCCGGCGATCAATGCGGTCGTCCTTCAGCAAGACCCCAAGTCGGGCATCCAGACTCAGGTGGATACCGAGATTACCCTGCTCGTCAAGGTGCCGGTGGTGTTTCCCGGCGGCGGCGGCTTTTGCGCGACCTTTCCGATCGCGGCGGGCGATGAAGTACTGGTTGTGTTTTCGGCCCGCTGCATCGACGCATGGTGGCAATCCGGCGGGGTGCAGGGACAGATCGAGCAGCGCACCCATGACCTTTCGGATGGTATGGCGATACCGGGCCTCAGATCGGTTCCACGCGTGCCCGGATCGATCAGTGCAACATCCGCTCAGCTCCGCTCTGACGACGGCGCCTGTCATATCGAGATGGCGCCTGGACATATCATCAACATCCTGGCGCCGGGCGGGATCAATATCACGGGACCACTTGCCGTAACGGGGACGATCACAGCGACGCAAGAAATCACAGCCAAACTGGGCGGCGCATCGGCTACGGTAACCCAGCATAAGCACGGCACCGGAACCGCGGCGGCCGGCACCTCTGTTCCGACACCGGGAACCTAGAACATGCGCATCAGGCAAATGGATGCAAACGGCGACATGACCTTTGGTCAGAGTTCGGCCAATTTCCTGGTGAATACGCCAGCGGCCGTTGCGCAGGCGTGCACGACCCGCCTCGGTCTCTGGACCAAGGAGTGGTTCCTCGATCTGACCGCGGGAACGCCATACATGACGGATGTGTTGGGAACCGGGACGCAGGCGCTCTACGATGCCGCGATACAAGAGCGCATCCTGGGTACCCCTGGCATGATCGGGCTTGAGGCCTATTCCAGTTCCTTTGATGGCACGACGCGCCAGTTAACGGTTTCTGTGATTGGTGTAACCCAATACGGGACGACCGCGCTCCTAACTATCCCTCTTGCCTTTCCGGGGTGATCTGTGACGACCTATCCCCTACCCACGCTGGCGCCAACCATCGACGCGAACGGCATCACGGTCGTTTCGTTCAACGATACGCTGCTCTCGCTCCAAGCCAGCTATACCTCGATCTACGGCACCGATGTCGATCTCGATCCGGATACCCAGGACGGGCAATGGTTGGCAATCATCGCCAAGGGCTTCGCCGATATGGGGCAGGCGTGCGTATTCGTCTACAATCAATTCTCGCCGGCCACAGCGATCGGCGCCGGGCTTTCATCAGTCGTCAAGATCAACAACATAAAGCGCTTGGTGCCAAGCAATAGTCAGGCGGCTATCCTGGTTGTCGGTCAGGCCGGGCGGACGATCACCAATGGCCTTGTCGGCGATAACCAATCCCTTGGTACGCAATGGGCTTTGCCGGCTTCGGTGACCATTCCGAGCGGCGGCTCGACTACCGTTACCGCGACCTGCACAACCCAAGGCGCCATTCAGGCCGCCGCCAATACGCTGAGTGTCATGTTGACACCGACGGCAGGCTGGCAGTCCGCGAACAATCCCGCCAATGCAGCGCCGGGTGCGCCTGTTGAGCGCGACGCCACGCTTCGCTTACGACAGACGAATTCGACCCAGCTTGGCTCGACAACGCCTGTAGGCGGCATGTTCGGTCTGATCTCTAATTTGCCTGGGGTAACAGCGATCAGCGTGCACGAAAATGATACCGATGTTGCTGATAGTATCGGTGCGCCGCCGCATTCGTTTTGCTTTTCTGTACTCGGCGGTGACTTGCAATCAATTGTTAACATTATCGGTCTTAAAAAGACGATCGGCGCCAATACCTGGGGCGGCGGAACGGGTGCGGTGTCCGGCACCTATACGGACCCAACCACAGGCAACGCCTCCACGATCAATTTTAATATTCCGACCGAAATCCATGTCGCCGGATCGATCACGCTTACGCCAGGGGTGGGGTATATAACCGCTATTGGTCTGGAAGCCGGTATTGCGGTTGCCGCCGCCATCAACGGTCTGGGCATCGGCAAATCGGTGCAATTTACCCGGCTTTACTCACCTGCCCTGCTCGTCGGTCCCTATGCCGCGCCAGCGACCCCCACGGACGGCCAGACCTACGAGTTGACATCAGTATTGATCGCCATCTCCCCGGCTACGCCCGCCGCCGCCGATGTGACCATCGCGTTCAATCAGATTGCATTTACGACCGCGGCCGATTGGACGATCATTTCGTGACGGTAACGCTCGCCGACTATCAAAATCTTATCACATCCCAGCACGCAAACAAATCGAAGTTCTTGGCTTCGGTCGCGGCGTCGCTCCAACCGCTTGTTGACATGCAGAACCTCTTGCTGGGCATCCCGGCGCTGTATGATGTTGATCAGGCGATTGGTGTTCAGCTCGATAGCGTCGGGCTTTGGGTTGGTGTATCGCGCTATGTAGCGGTACCGCTTGCTGCCTTCTTTTCTTGGGGCATCGTTGGTCTTGGTTGGGGCGAAGCGATCTGGCATCAACCACTCACACCTGTCACCGATCTGCATAGACTGGATGATGCCACATACCGCTTGCTGATCAAGGCGCGCATCATCTCGAATAACTGGGACGGTACCATTGCTGGCGCCTATCCGGCGTTGGCTGTGCTTTTCAGCGGATCGTCCACGCCCGGCACGGTGCTGACGATTGTCGATAATATGAACATGACAATGACGCTGACGATCGGCGGCCAACCGCCCGGCGCTTTGTTTACCGCATTGATCGAGGCCGGCGAGCTGGGATTAAAGCCGGTAGCGGTCCGCGTTAATTATGTCAATGCATCAACTAATTTAAATGATGACGGCGGGGTGCTGGCGCTCGTCGATCCTTCCTCTTGGCCAGCAAGTCCCTCTGGGCTTGCTGCTGGCGCGTTTTGGAGCAACGGCGGCGTTGTAACAGTTGTTCCGGGTATTACACCCGACCCTGCCGCACCGCCAGTTGTATTTGGCGCTGTGTTGGCATCCGAATTGTTGGCCATGGGCGGCGGCAACCTACCGCTGACAAGTCCGGCGCCTTTTAGCAATCGACTTTGGAATTCAGGCGGCGAGGTCTGGATTGCATGAATATGGGTGAATAGAAGTGGCCAATCCCTCTCCTACCTACGTCACAGTCACGTTGCAAGGGCCTCTCAACCTCGATGCGTGGACAACGGCGACGCGTCCAGCCACACCTGCGGCGGGCGCGATGGGGTTCAACACGACCCTCGGGTCGACCGAGACCTGGAACGGAACCGCGTGGATTGCGGGCGGCGCGCCGACGGGCGTGGCGGGCGGCGATTTGGGCGGCGCCTATCCCAACCCAAGTTTGGCAACAACAGGCGTTGCGGCTGGCGCTTACACAAACGCCAACATTACGGTAGATGCCAAGGGTCGACTAGTGGCGGCGGCGAATGGATCGAGCGGCGGCTACACTCTCCCGACCGCATCAACCACGGTTCTCGGCGGCGTCAAGGTAGATGGTTCAACGGTAACGATCAGTGGCGGCGTCATTTCCGCCTCAGGGGGCGGTGGCGTCGCGGGCGTCGCCTCGTTCAACGCCCGCGCGGGTGCGGTCACATTGAGCGGGCCAGATGTGACCGCTGCGTTGACGTCCACGAATGCAATCGAGCAGACGGCATTTGGTGCGCTAGGTAGTCTTGGAAACCTGACAAACTCATCGGCGCCGCTGTTTCAGTTGGCTTTTTCCGAGTCCTTCGCGATGGGATCGGCGTTCTACGATGCCGTCACCGTGGTAGGGACACGAACCGGAGGAACGGGCCATCGACAGGCGTTCACTGCGCAATACACGTCTAGCGGGACGAACGTAAATGAGTTCGTGTGCGGTGTTAGCGGCTTCACATTCCTTACGGCCGGATCAGGTTCGGCGTTCGGGATGAATGGGTCTGCGCAAGCATTGAGTGGCGTGGCCTCTTCGGCTGGTGTGACCGGTGCTGAATTCAACACTGATGTGCGTACGCCTGTAGCTACCAAAACCGGCGTGCAAATCGTTGATGTCAACACGAGCATACATGACGGGACATCACGCTCGGCGGGCCTTTACATTGCAGCGCAAACCGGCGGCGTTGGTTGGCAGTCAGCCATTCAGTTTGGCGATTTCGTGTCGCCAGCAACGACGGCACCGACCTCAACCGACTTAATCCTGCTGGCAGGCACGTCGAACAGCGTCAGCCTACAGCGCGGGATCGACTTCCGCGCTGGACTATTCAGCTTGCCTGCGATTGATTTGCCGGTCGGTAGCTCAATCGCCTTCGCGGGTGGCGCGAGTGGCAATCTGGGCCTCGCTGGAACGATACTCACCGCAACAACGGTTAATGGGCCGGTGCTGGAATTCGGTAACGGTTCTATTCAAGTATCCAATGCCGCCAACACCACTCCCGCATTCAGCGTTGACACGTCAGATAGCGGAACGCCTTGCGTCAATGTCTTCATTCCAGGTGTGGGGCTTCGGAAAATTGTCTGCGGGGCTGCGGATAGCGGGGGGACGGGGTTTCGTATGTTGACGGTCGCAAACTGATCTGCCCCGCCACGCTCGACCTCAATCCCCGGAGCAATAATGGACAAGCAAACCGCTGCTATAGCACTGCAATTTCTTCAACGCCTGAACCTGACTGGCGCTGAGATGCCGGCATTCGTGGCCGTAAGCAATGCGCTTAACGCCATTGTTGCCGGCTCTGTGGTTGTGATCGAAAGTCGCGAGCACCGACCTGATCTGCAATCGTTCCGCGCCGGCATTGCCGCGCTTTCTGGCGAGTGACAGATGGCTAATCCGACGCCTTGCTTCTGCCAACAACGCACACCCAGCTTGTGTCCGCGAACAATAATTGATAGCACCAATCACAGGATAAAACGATGCCCGCTGAAAACGACTTCCTGATTTGGGCGCCCTCGGGTGGTAATGTTATCTCGCAGGCGGGATATGCGGCCTCGGCGTTCCTGGCAAATGGTGTTGTCACCGGCTTGGCCGATCCTACGCTCTATAACAAAAGCGCGCGGCAAGCCTCGCTCATGGCGAATATGCTGGCACAGTTCATTATCGACGAGATCAATGCAGATGTCATCGACACCGGTGTCATCACAACGCTCCTGGCGAATTTTAAGGCGGCATTGCGCGTCCTTTTTGACAACGCCTTCTCGCACAGTATCGTATCTGGTGGACTAATCCATACTTTCCCAGACGGGATTATCGATCTTTCCTTTACGACCCTGATCAACTTCAGCGGCGCCGGCTATTTTGGGAACACCGTTACGTACCCCGTCGCCTTCCCCCACAACACCTTTGATATCATGACCTCGTACTCTGGAACCACCCCGCCGCTTGGGGGCGTGACGGTTTCCGCAGAGCCGATCGATAGATTTACCTGCCAGCTTACGACGAACTCAACCGGCTTTGGTGTTTCTGGAGTCGTCGCCATGAACGTACGCGTTCGGGGAAATTAAGACAGAATAAAAAGGCCGACACATGAGCTACGAGCTGATAACGATTGGTTCGGTTGCGCGTTGGGGCGGCTTTCTGTCGATGCCGCCCGGCCCGGCCTACCAATGGCCCGTCACGGAACCTGACACCTCGCGCGACTATGCGCTGAACTATTCAATAGCACTCCAACCGCTCGATGTGCCGCTTGAGGCCAGCTTGAGTGTCCAACCGTCCGGAAGCGGCGAGCTGCAAGCAACGAACCTACGCGTTGTTGGTGGTCTACTGACTTGGCATGGTGCCGGCGGGATCGCGGGGCGGAACTACATTGTCAAGATCAATATCCGCACCGCATTGCCAGAGACCTTGTCGTTCCTGATCGGCCTTCCGATTGACGACCTCCTGGCCATCCAACCCCTGCCCGATCCGCCGAATTCGGGTTTCGGTCCGATAATCGAGTGGATGCTTTCACCGCCGCGTGTGCCCTCGCAAAATTACACAGCCGCTGAGAATTCATCAGTGTTCTACTTCGATGGCATGCTCAGCGGCTATCCGTTCACAGCCTTCCCGCCGCAGCCGCTTGTGCCCTCGCAGGACTATACGGCCGCTGAGAATTCATCAGTTTTCTACTATGACGGTGAATTGGCCGGCTATCCTTTCGCTGTATTCCCGGCCTCCGCGATCGTCCCCTCGCTTAACTTCAGCGATGCCAGAAACTCGGGGCTGCGCGTCTTTCGCGGTCAACCGTCCGGCATATTCTATGCGCCCTCACCGAGCGCGCCAGTGCCTTCGCAGAACTACACGACCGCTGCGAATTCATCGGTGTTCTACTATGACGGCGAGCTTGCTGGTTTCGCTTTCGCACCGTCCCCTTAATCAAGGAGTTTAAGTCTGTGGCAGATACCGAAGGCTGGAATGTAATCACGAATGGTGCGACCCAATTGGTCGGCACCCTGGCGTTTCAAACGGGTGTGGCCTCGACCGGTCCGGCGGTCGGCAATCCGATCTTTGCCTCAATCAACGGCATCCGCTCGGACGGCACAACGGTATCCCAGACGCATCCGTTCCCGGTCGCCGACGCCAATGCCGAAACGGCGTTGACAACCATCGCCGGGAATACGAATGGGGTCGCCACTCTGGCCGGGCAGACAACCGGGAACGCTGCGCTGGCGACAATCGCCACCGCACAAGGCAATGCGGCTACAGGCGTCGCGCAGCCGGCCGGCGGCCTCGGCGTACTGGGCTTCCTCTCGGGCATTTACGCTAAGATCATCAGCACGTTAACGATCAGCGGAACGGTCACCTCAAACGATGGCGGCACACCGGCTAACGGCATTGCGCAGCCGACCGGCGGCATCGGGATATCGGGTTGGTTATCGGGCATCTACAATGCCGCGATCAACACCCAACCCGTGCGCATCGTTGAGAATGCTGTGGCACTCGATGTCACTGTGACGGCTGCGGCTGGCGCAGCTGTGAACATCCTGACGGCGGGACATGCGATCAATGGCGGGTTTGTCATCCCGGCAAGTGCGGGGTGGATCAATCAGATTACCAACGCGAACACAGGCGTCGCGAGCAGCGATATTCCGGTGGGCGCAGGGCAAACCTATCTGCTTCGGCGTTCCAGTGCTGCTGTCTCATTCATCAGCAATACCGCAACGGTTACCCTTGTGGGTAACGGCGCGACTTAAAACGGCGAGCGGAGGAGTCGCGCTATGACCACAACGGGCTTTCTGGACGTCATCGACGCCGTCGGAACGGTAATTCCGACGGGCGCGCTGGACGTTGTTATTCAGGGCACATCGGCCGTTGTCCCCTTGGTGGGTCTATGGTTGGGATCAGATGTCGTCGGCGCGTCCAATGCGGTACCTGTATTCGATAACTCAGCCATTCTCAATCTGGGAACGGTTATCACTGAGCTGGCGACAATTAGCGCCAATCAGACAACCGAAATCGCCCAACTCGGGAGTATCAATACAGCGCTGTCCGGCACAATCGGCATAGATCGAAGCGCCAATGCGCCGGCCGGGCCGGGCGCAGCAACAACCTGGACATTCAACGGGGTTCTACTGACCTTGCTGGAAACAATTGTAGCCAACCCAAGCCGCCACGCTATTCAAGTCAACAATACAACCGGCGCGCTGGCAGTTGTTGTGCTCGATGATGGCGCGAATGGCGTCGGTACGGTCTCGCTGTTTCCTTTGGTTCCGGGCACAGGACCGTTTGTCCAGGGTGCTGATTTTACGCCGACGCGTGAACTTGGCCGGGTGCGGATATTCGGCCTTGCCGGCGCCTTCTGCTACGCGCGGGAGACCTGATCGATGGGCGCTTCCTTTCCGCCGCCGATCAGCTACACCGGGCCTCTCGCCTATAAGCGCAATGCGCGGATGGCGCTGACGAACCTATCGGCCGGCGGCTCGGTGCTGGCCAACGCGAGCAATGCGGCCGATACGGTAAGCAATTCATTCAATTCCAGATCGGTCCAGGTTGTTCCAGCGAACTGTGGCGGCATGACCGATATCGTGCTACGGTTTCCTGGGTTCATGCAGCATTCCGGAGCCGTCCCTGAAGCCAATATCCCGACCGCATTTACGGTTACGGCCTCGCTTGAATATCCGATCGGCACAACGCCGCAGCCGTTTTACTTCAAGGGCCTTACTTCTGGAACGGTAAACCCAGGCCCGTTCTACCTTGAAACTGATCCATTGCCGATGTTCCTTCCGGCGGGCGCCTCTCTCGCCGATAAGACGTTCGCGATTTGGACGCCGGGGTCATTTGTATTCAGCGGCGGACTTTCCTCGACCCAACCCACTGTAGAGTGGACCAACCGCGGAACCGGGCTTGCCGATCACACCCTCGATTTGACGGTATTCGCATCGACCACCGCCGGTCTCGGCTATGCGCCGGTTGTCTTCGGCACCCCGCTCATTCGCGTTCCCGTTCTTGGTATCATGGGCGACAGCATCGGCGTTGGCGCAGGCGACTATGCTGATAGCGTTGCCTGGGTTCCTGCTTGGGGACGCGCGCTAAAAAACAAAATCGGCTTCCTCAATCAAAGCATTGGCGGCAGCACCATGGTTTCGTGGCTTGCCCGCCTAAACGGGACCGCGCAGCTTTATCTTGACAGCATCACCCATCTCCTATTCGAGCTGGGGGTAAACGACATCAGCATCGGCCAAACGCTGGCGCAACTTCAGGCTAACTTCATCACCCTGACCTCGCCGTTCCTGGCACGCGGCGTAAAAGTATACGCGCTGACATTGATGCCGCATACAACAAGTACTGACGGTTGGATCACGACAACCAACCAAACGCTACTTGGAACGGAGGCCATTCGTCAGGGATATAATACTTGGCTGCGCGCAAATTGGCGCACGCTCGGCCTCTCTGGTATTTTCGATGATGCCCGCGCGGTTGATCCAACTGATAGCGGCAAATGGGGCGCTGATGTAGGCGCTTCGGCCTCTGGGGTGGCATCCCAGCAAGCGGCATTGGTGGCTACACTCACCGGCGGCGTGATCTCAGCGATCAATCGCAATATACTGCAAAGCGGATCAACGTCGGGCGCTGGATACCCAAGTACTGTCACGCTTCCCTGGGTGGCTGTGCCATATCCAGGAGAGACTGGATCGGGCGGCGCTGGTACCTGCACAACCAATAGTTCGGGCAATGTGATCACTCAGATCATCACAACGCCTGGATCAGGTTACTCCTATCCGCCGATGATCAACATAACCGGTCCGTGGACCGCTGATGGACTGCATCCGACGGTGCGCGGATACAATCAACTATTCGCTAATAACGGCTTCACGCCAAGCGCTTTCACTCTTTAGGAGCAATCTGTTATGTCCCGTAATTTGCTGCGCGCGGCGTTACTTTCTACAGTATTTTTTGACAGCATTAGCGCTGCGCTTGCACAGCCGCAGCCCGTATCAGTCCCAGTCACCACATATCTCATCACAACGACACAGACGATTGCACTACCAATCGGCTGGCACACTATCTCCTATCAGGCGATAGGCGCGGGAGGGGGGAGCAACTGCGGTGTCGTTGTCGCTTCTGGCACAGCCGCGAGCGGCGGCGCCTCGGGCGGCACGTCGCCTCGGATTGAGGGTCGGTTCCTATCATCTGTAACCGGGCCAGCCTCGACCTTGAACGTGGTTATAGGCGCGGCCGGAACGCCCTGCACCGCCAGTGGCACAACGGCGGGCAGCACGGGATCGGCGCCCACGGCCGGTGGGAATACTGTTCTAACAGTTGGCACCGGAAGTATGACCGCTTGGGGTTCGGGGTTCGGCTCCGCTGGGCAAAGCAGCGCAGTTTCGGCCGGTGGCGGCAGCGCGGGCCTCGGTGGGATCGGCGGCAATGGGGTTGGATCGACGGCGGGTGCGCTTGGCGCGGGCGGCGGGGTTGCGGGCGGCGCTGGCGGTAACGGCATAGTCCCGACTATTCCCTGGTTTGGCTTGGGTGGGATCGGCGGCGGCTTAGGCGTGGCCGGTGGCACCTATACCCAAATCCTTGGTCCGGGTCCTGGCGGTCCTGGCGGTGGACTTGCGACAACGCCCGTTGCATTGGCAGGAGGAAATGGTGGTCGGATTGGTCCATATCTTACCGCTACTCAGGGCGCGACTGGCGGTTTGGCGACCTGCACTGGAACGAGCCAGAATGGCAGCAATGCCGGCTCACCCGGCGGTTCCGGATCGGAATTAACAGGCGGCGGCGGAGGCGGTGGCGCGAGCTGCCCGGCATCTAATGGCGGCAACGGCGGCAACGCTTCCGGCTTCGGGACTTCGGGCGGAGCTGGCGGCGCTACATTGGCTGGGTTCCTGGCGGGATCGGCGGGCCTTTCGACTTCAGGAGCGGCACTGATCATTATTAACTAAGGCGCGAGGAAAGCGTACGCCAATCGCTTAGGAGTCCGCGCCAATGGCTTGGTTAAAGCCGGAAATCAACTTCGGTCACATACTCGTTGCCGTATCCATGCTGGTCGCCTCGGTGCGCTCGGTCTCGCTCGATCATGGCTCAATTGTATCTGTCTCCGATAAAGTGACTGAAATCCAGCAGCGCATGGAGACCAGTTTTGACAAGCTGGATAAGTCTATTGCTGCGCTTCCAAATGTCCAAGCCTCGCAGCTCCAAATGGAAAAGCGCCAGGATCAGGCCGATAAGCGCCAGGATCAGGCGAATGTCATGATCGGCGGTATCCAGCGCGCTACTGATCGGGCCGGCGATCTCCTGGCAAGCCTGAATGGTACGGTCGAACGGATTGCGCCCATTGTTGATCGGCTCGACCGCGAAAGCAAAGTGCCGCTCGGCATCCTGCCTGGACATCGATAATGCGGGCGCTCTGGTTGGTCCTGACTTTGGGCGCCTGCTCATCCGTCCCGGTGCCTATCCCACCAGAGCCGCCCTATGTCTGCGGCAAACCCATTATCCCGCCTGTGCCGCCCGCCAAAGGCAACCGTGCGGTTGAGGTCGTCGGCGCTTGGGGAAACCTGACGACCAAGGCATTGCTCCAAGTCGATGCGCGGCTTGTGGCCTGTTCGGATGAATTGATAAAACAACAAAGGAAACCAAAATGACCGTTACCAGCTCAGCGCTCGATCTTTCCGTGATCACAACGCCCATTGTGCAGATCGGCGCGCTCGTCATCGGGGCGTGGTTCGCGCGCTACTTCCCTATCGCCATCAAGGCATTCGAGCAGCGCAGCGGGATCATGCTGACGACCCAGCAGGAAACCAAGGTCGCCGCGTTGATCCAGACCTCAGCCGGTGCGCTTGAGACCAAGATCGATCAGGGCATCGTCAAGGTCGCCCACATCAACATCAGCAACCCCGTTGTCTTGGCCGAGGCGCAAGCGGTCCTAGCCGTCGCCGGCCCCGCCCTGGCCAACCTTGGCGTCAGCCAAGACGATATCGCCAAGGCGATTGTCGGCGCGGTCGATACCGGATCGCGGACGCCACCCGCCGCAATCCCCGCCGCATGAACCCGCTACTCCTGATCCTGATCGTCCTCCTGGTGCTTGGTGGAGGCTTCGGGTATCGCGGCGGCTATCTCGGGACACCCTACGCTTACGGTCCGCTCGGGTTGATCCTCATCGTCCTCATCGTCCTGGCCATACTCGGCCGTATCTGAAGGAAGCTTACCGAATGCATATGTCACGCCGTCGCGCGCTCATCGGCGCGTCCGCTATCGTTCCCGCCAGCCTGCTCGCCGCCTGCGTGGGCACGCCCGTCAATCCGGCCACGACGCCAAATCAGCTCGCGACCGATGCCTCGTTGATCGCATCTGGCCTGTCTGCGACGATTTCCTCGATCGCGGCCATTCCCGGTGTATCGCAGACGCTGCTTGCCACACTGCAAAGCGATCTCGCCACGATCGTAGCCGACGCCAAGATCGTCGCGGCGGCAACGCTTATGCCGGCGACATCCGTTGTCGTTGAGATCACGCAGGCTGTCAACGCCATCGCGCCGATCGCGCTCTCGCTCATCCCCGGCGGATCTGCGCTCATACCAATCGTTAACGCCGCCGTCTCGCTCTTGCCGGCGCTGCTGGCCGCCGTCGGCTTGAGCGCTGCCAGCATGGGTAGCGTGGCGCCATCCTACACGCCGGCGCAGGCCCGCGCGCTGCTGGCGACCAAAGGCTAATGCGCCTCGGCCGCTTGGCGCATGATCCGATCGAGCTGGCCGCCGCGCCGGCTCATCGGTTCGGTGCCGTCCCGCCGCCGGCCAAGCTGGACCGTTCGTTGGCGGACTTCGGGCCAGAGATGTATGACAACGACCACTATTCAGATTGCACCGCGGCGGCGCTGGCCAATTGCGCGCGTGGGGTCGCCTATCTGAACGGTTACGATCTGATCGTCGATCCCGGCAAGCCGCTCGCCTTCTACGGGTCATGCGTGGGCAATCCGCCCGACCTCGCCGCGACCGAGGGCGCGATCATGCGCGATGTGCTCAATCGACAGGCGCATGGGTTCGACATCGGTCCGCAAACGCTCTACGGTCAATGGGGTACAATCGATCCCAAGGCGCGTTCCGCCCTGGCCATCGCCATGGAGCGCTTAGGCCCGCTCTACCTAGGTGTGACGCTGCGCGAACGCGAGATGGAGACGATGGGGCTTTGGGATGTCCAGGCCGGGCGGGATGACGGCGTTGTCATTGGTGGGCATGGCATTCCGGCTTGGTGCTATGGTGGGTTGGCCGACAGCGATATCGTCCAAATCGGCACCTGGGGTCGCTGGCAATCGGTCACCTGGGAATGGTTGATGACGCGGCTCGATGAGGCGCATGGCGTTGTCTGGCGCCAACTCGGGAATGCCGCCGGCTTCTATAATGGGGTTACCGTTGACGGCTTACTCGACGCTGGCGCGCTGACCCAATAGCGGACGGAGTTTCCTCCCTTAACCTTTCAGCCGGCCGGGCATCGCTGCTCGCGCCGGCTTTCTTTTGTTGTCGATAATCATTGCAAGTTTGCAATTACATATGTTGGGCAGCAGCGAGCAGGCCGATGATGACGAGCAGCCCGATCCCGGCGCGCATGGCACCGGGAAACAGCAGGGCGATGAAGATCAAAAACAAAAGTAATACGATCATATCAGGCGGCCTTTCCAAGCGTTTCGGGGACGAGTATCAGTTCCGCCATCGCCCGCGTTCCGATGACGTACTTAACATTGATCTCTTCGACCGCTTCCCAGGGCTTGCTGATCCGCCCACCGGTCGTCTGTATCCAGAATACCCGAGGCCATTCCCGGCCCTTGCTCTTGTGCCCGGTGCATAAGGTTATGACGCCCTTGACATCGTCGGCAAACATGCTCTCGATCTCGGCCACAAGGTCGTCGATCAGGTGCTTGCCCTGATCCTTGCAGCGCGCCATGAAGATCAACAGGGTGTCGCGCTTATCCTCAATCTCCTGTTGCCGCTTCTCCGACTCGGCCTTGATCGCCTTGGCAATCTCGTGCTCGGCCCATTTGGCGACCCGCTCTACCAAGCGATCGATGCTCTTGATCTTCCACATCCGGCAGATCGTGATCAGGCCGCGCCCGATGTCGCGCCCCTCGACCTTGCAGGCGATGCCACGCTTGATCATCGAGTAGGCGGTCTGGATCAGCGGGCGGGTGTAGCGGCAGAGGATCACATCTGTGTTTGCGGGCGCATCCTGCTGGAACCAGGGCAGGGCCGGGATGCGCTTTTTACCGCCACATACATCGCAGAGCGTACGCGGCATCTTGGGGTCATTGCCCATGCCCTGGCACCCAGCGCACACCCGCTCTGGCACATAAGTGATTGGCCGGACAACGCCCTCGGGCGCGTCGGGATGCGCCTCGATGTGGCTGACCCATTGGTGGACATAATTCACGACCGCCTTGGGGCAGCGATAGGTGACGGTCAGCGGCAAGCGCTCGCACTTGAATTCTTCAACGATGCGGTCGATGCTATCCCCACCAGCTCCCGTGAAGCCGTAGATCGCTTGTCGGCTATCGCCGACAAATACCGCCCGGCCCGCGCGCTTCAGCAGCCGCTTGGCCATTTCCCGGCGCGCTGGGTTGATGTCCTGGCATTCGTCGACGAGCACCCAGTCATTGGCGAACATCCGGATGTCGTAAGCGATCGGCGCGTAGATCATGTCGTCGAAGTCGATCCGGGTCGGGCATTCGGCGTGCGAGCGGCCGAATATCTCCATCACCCATTCCATGATCGCTTCGGGGTGGACATTCTCGGGTAGGTCCTGGTCGACGCTGAAATGGTCCATCAGCTTGAGCCAGACCGCCATATTGTCGGCACCCGGCTTGCCGGCACAGCCGATCAGGAATTGCTTACCGAAGCTGATCATCTTGTTGATGAACGCGCTGTAGGTCTTGGCGTCCCGATGCGCCGGGAAATCATCGACAAAGCGCTCGATCAGCCGGCGCGGCTTGGTATCGTCGATCTCAACCTGCTTATGCGTGCGCTTCCAGTCGTAGAGGCCGGATGCGTGCATGGTCGAGATATGCAGGCCAGGGCGCAGCGCGTCGAGCTTGGTCGCCTTATCCCTGAGATCGGCGCCCGCCGCCTTGTTGTAAGCGCCGCAGAACACCTGCCCTTGCATGTAGCGAAAGCCCTGGACCAAGGTCGTCGACTTGCCGGCGCCAGCAACCGCCTCCATGATCAGATTGCCCGATCCCTTTTCGATCCAGTCGAAATAGGCGAGCTGCTGGGGAGAGGCCTTGAAACCCTTTTCCTTGGGTTTGGAGTAGCGCTCGCTCAGCGCGGCCGGCAGGATCAGCTTGGGCGCGGCGGGTAGGATGATCGCGGGCGCGAGCTGGGCAGCGGCGCCGCGTATGCGGAAGCGGGGTTTTGGTTCATCTGACATCGGGTTCTCCCTTTGCATTTGCCCCTGGCTCATCAGCACAGGGCGGGGCGGCATCCTGTGGACGCTGGCGAGCTTATATACCCGCCGGCGTTTCGCCTAGTCAGTTCTCAAAAGAATGGTTCTCGCGCATCCGCAAGAGGCAGCGTTCCCACACCTCAGCCGGCGGAACTTTGTTCTGGCCATTCCGGACCTCGCCACGCTCTTCCAACCAAAGCTCACGGATGTAGTCATCAGAATGCGGCCATTTGCGCTGGTTCCAGGCTTCCCGATACATATTGCGCAGTTTTTTGACGGTTGAGCTGCCGACTTGCCGCCTGGGATGATTAACCATTGTTCTTCTCCTGCCCCTGAAATCCGGCGAGGCGCCCGGTAGTCAGTTAGATATACTGACCCAGAAATATTAACGCAACCAGATTATCGGTCGGCGGGCGGCCGATAGCGCGGAAGTATCTTGGGCTTAGGCTCGCCCGGCCGTGGCAAGGCTCGCAAGAGCGCGAGCAGCTCAAGCGGGTCTCGCGTCCTGGCCGCGCATTCCCAGACCTTTTCGATCCATTGCCCGATAGTCGGTTCGCCATTCGGCACCCTGGCCGCTTCGAGCAGCTTGGCCGCTAGCTCAGGATCGATCGCTTGCGCGTAGCTGATCTTTTCCCCATTGCGGTTCCAGGTCAGATTGAGCTTGGTTGTGATTTCCCAGGTGATGGCCAGGGTGACGAAATCGTGCTCGGTCTTGCGGTTGACAGTCGTGGCCATCTAGCTCACCCTGACGAGTTGTAACCATTCCGGATAGCACTCGATCACTGCATCATCGAATTCGACCGTGATTTTGCTCTCACTGACCGCGGTCACATCACCGATGCCTGTGGGAACCTCATCATCCCCGCTGCGTTCTCCGATCTCGACAACACCCATGTTCGTTAAGCGCACCCGATCCATTATCTTAAAATCTTTGACCATCTATGCGGCCTCCTGCATGGGCAGCGCGAGCGGGAACAAGGCGAGTGCCAATAGCATAGGCATCCAGCCTTGACCCATCTCGATCGCGGCCTGCTTGGCTTGCGCATGGGTCAGGGCAAGCGCGTCGGCGGTTTCCGTTCCGTTGGTGACGGTCCATTTCATCGTGATTTGAGTTCCTTTCCCAGCGGCAATCGCGCCACTGCAAAAGATATACCGGTGTGGAAACGCGAACGCAACTACTTTGCGAACAGGCTCTCAGCGAGTTTGCGCGAGCTATGCACCAAGACGCTGGCGAGATCGCGCCCCTCCTTGATAAATCCCAGGATGCGGCGCTCAACAGGGGCGCAGACGAGATCGTCCAGCAGCAGCGGCCGATCCCCCCGCGCCATCGGCCGGGCCTCGGCCTGCTCGCGTAAACGCGGGGAAACAGGCGACTCGAAAAAGCATAGATAGTCCGCCATCGGTAGGTCGATCGCGGTGCCGCCGGTTACGGCATTAGCAACGAGTACCTGGGATTTACCCGACTGAAAGCTGGCCAGCGCCTCGCGTCTTGCGCCGGCCTCCCCGCGTAACGAAACATGGGAGACCTTGGCCTTGGCCAGCTCAGCGCAGAGTAGTTCGCCGGAATGGATGAAGTGGTGAAAAAAGACGCATTGCGCATCGGGCGGGTCGGCCAGGAATTCACGAAACCAAGCCAACTTAGCACTATCAGCGAAATGCACAATACGCCGGTCACCCTCATCATCATTGAACGGTAGGTATCCGCTGGCAATCTGGCGCAGGCGGATAAAGGCGGCTTCTTTGGCACGTTCGTCGTCCTCCTCGATCTCTGCCAAGCGCGTTACAAGCTCATTATACGCGTCGCGCTGCTTCGGCCCCATCTTGAGGTCGACAACCCCAGCGTAGACATCAGCGCCCTTGATCTCGTTTTTGCCGTAGGCCAGGGCGATTGTGTCCATCTTTTGCTTGAGCGCGGGCAGCTTCAGCTTGTCGAATACCAGCTCATTTTGGCGCTTGCCGAACCGCGCCTTGCGCACCTTGCAAAACGCCGCCTCGAAAAAGTAGAAGTTCGAGCTGAGCGCCTGCCCTTCATCGATCAAGAACGCCTGTGCCCACATGGCCAGGGGATCGCGGCCGACAGGGGTGCCCGAAAGCCCGAGGCGTTGTCGGCATTTGGCCACAAGGCCGCTAACGATGTCAAAGCGCAGGCTTGTGTGATTAGCACAGAGATGGGTTTCGTCGATGATGCAGAACGAGAAGCATTCCGCCGCGATGGCCAGGGCTTCAACATCCGGGTAGAGCTTGGGAACGCCCTTGCGGTTCAGTTTCTTGATCGAGAATAGCTGCTGTAAGGTGGAGTGCGCAATCACGATCAGATCGCAATCACTTTCGAGCGCGTCGATCAGGGCATCAGTCGAGCCATTGCCCGAGGATACAACAGTGGCCTTGAGATCGGAATGTTTCGGCACCTCGGACTGCCAGACATCGGCGCCGATCGGCGCGTGCGCGATGACGAGACCTTTCTTGTGGGTCAGGCCGCAGCGCTTGAGGTGACTGGCCCAATCCAGCGCAATCTTGGTCTTACCCAGGCGCATCCAAAAGAACAGGAGCGTGCGCCGCCTGTAGATGGCCCACGCCGCACCTTCAAGCTGGTGCGGGCGGGGCTGGGTCTTCGGATCGAGCGCGGCGCCAGACGCTGTTGTGATCAGCTTTTGCAGATCCTCGGGCGTCATGCCCTTGCATGCCGGCACCCAGGGCAAGGGCGCGGTCAGGAAGCGCTCGATGGCCTCGGGCGCTATGGGCACTAGCTGCTGCTCTCGGAGTCGTCGCCTTCGCCGATCGAGCGCTTGACTTCCTCTTGCACGAAATGGTTCATAAATACGCTGTCAATGCAGAATTGCCCGGTCGCATAGGATTGAGTCAACAGAACGACATATTTATCCTTGGCCGATCGCGCCTTATCAACAAGCAAGCGACAAAGCCCTTGCTTACTCTCGGCCGGGGTCTTGGATATTGTGACAAGCGTGTCGACGGTACCTGCCAGCGACCAATCCTCAGAGATCATGCCGGATGTTACGGTGCGCGCGCTGTCGGTCTCGCGATTGCCCTGCCATGCAGTTACAATAGCGATATTCCGCGTCACCGCAATCCCGCGAAGCTGCTCCATCATGTGGCCGATCGAGAGACGGAGCTGCTTGATATCGAGCGCGAACAGCTTGGCGTAGTCGACAACAACCATGTCCGGCTTAAAGCCCTCTAGGCGCTCCAACATATCCAGATAGGCATTGAACATGGGAATTGTGAGTGAGCTTGTCGGGAACTCCTTGATCTTGAGCGGCGGTTTGCTCTTGAATGCCAGGAGCTTTTTGCTGACCTGGGCGCGGATCGCCGGGCGGAGATGCTCGGGTTCCAGCACATCATAGTCCAAGGAGGTGAAGCGCCCGAGTTGGTCTTTCTTGAACATCGGAATGCGGACCGTCGCTTCGCCGTCCTGGGTCATCGCAAAGAGTGATTGCACATAGCGCTGGGCTGTATGGTCATCGGACATTTCCAGCGTGATGTGGAGGACTGATCGCCGGTTCAGAATATTCTGTTTGCCGCATTGGATCAGCGCCCAACTCTTGCCCACCGATTTCGAACCGAGAAACAGAAACACCTCTTTCCGCGCCGGCCTGACCCCGCGCACATCGAGCGCCTCGATGCCGGATGTAAACAAATCCTCTTCACGCCTATTCAGAAAGCGCAACATCTGTTCGGGATCGGTCAGCCATATTCCAGGCGAACCGATGGGGGTTGAGTTCCGGGCATAGAGTGCCGCCTCGGCCGCCTCGACATCGCCAGCGGCGACCGCATCCGCCGCCGCCTCGACCGCCATTGCGATCTTGCGCAGGGCGATGAAGCGTGACAGATGTCCCAGCACATAGTCAGGCTGCAAGGACGGCGCCAGCGCATCGATGTCATCCAGGATGCGCTTGATCAGCAGACCCTCTTCGCCACGCCGTAAATCGGCCTCAAGCGCATCCCGCAAATGCGCGCCCGGCGCCTTACCGAACTTCTCGATGTGGACGAAGGCGAGTTCGGCGATCTTGCGGTAGTGACGCGTTGAGAAGAGTTGCGGGGTCAGCGTGATCAGCAGGCCGGGTGCGTGCTGATCGTTTGTGCAGACAAGCGTCAGCACATTATCTTCCAAACTACCCTTTAGTTCCATAGGGGATTAGTCCAAGCCTGCGATCTTGTGCAGCTGTAGGCTAAGCCGATAGCCGTATTTCATGGCGATCCGCGCGGCCTCCTCGACATTGGCCCGGCCCTTATGGATGCCGGCTTCATCGCAGGGTTGGACAAAGATGCAGCGCCGATCGAAGTCAGCGAAAGAGCCTAACCCATCCGGCCGGTAAAGCCTAGTCTTCGAGCCGATGAGCTGGGTCGAACCATTTGGCAGACCATCCTCGTCATCCGTCTCGCCGGCCCGAATGATGTATTTCCAGGCGTTGGTATACTTCTCGATCTCAGCAAGCACCCTGCCCGTCTTTGGCGAGGTCACGATCGTGAGGAAATTATCGTCACCGAACCAGCTTTCCAAGCCCTCGGGCCAGCAGGTGCCGGCTGTCTCGATCTGAAAGCGCACCTCCATATCCGCGAAAGAGTCGAAAAGCGAAGGCAGCGGCTGTAACATCGGTTCGCCACCCGTGATCACGATCAGCTCACAGCGGTGCTTTAGCATAAGCGCGACCAATTTCTGTCCCAAAACATCCGCGCTATAGTGGCCGCCGCCGGCTAACGCGCTAACCTTCTCAAATTCTGTGTCACAGAAAAAACAGCGCAGATTGCAGTTGGCGAGCCGCAGGAAGATCGCCGGCAAGCCCGCGAAAGGCCCCTCTCCCTGCAAGGTATAGAAGATTGAGTGGACCAGAAAGCCGTCATCCGCGGTGCGCGCTTTGGCGACGCTATTTTTTCCGTACATAGGCGTATCCCTTTGTGATTAGGCCTAGCGATATACCTCGATCGCGTGGCCATAGGTCGGCAGACGGATGACAACGCGGTAGGCCTCCGGCATGGCATCCAGTATCCAGATGGCCACATCCTCGAAAGTCCGCGCGAAGATCGTCGTTTCGAGCTGTCCCAGATTGATGTGCGCGGTTGTGGCAACGATCTTGGCCCGCCAAGCATCCAGGCAGGTATCCGCATGCGTCCAGACCTCAGCGATCAGGCTGTGCCCATGCATGACGCCATCCTCACCGAGATGGGCGATCTCTAGCGACACCGATGCCATGCGGCCAATGTAGGGCATCAGCTATCCCCTTTCTCAAAATGAGTCTTAATGCCGGGGTTACCCTCTGTCAGCATTTTCGCCATAGTGGCTTCGTCTTTGCCGGCGAAAAGCATGATGGTTCCGGCGTAACCGTATTCGTCTGCTGCGAAAACGATAGGATCGCCGGCCTGTAGACGTTTAAGGTTCTGGAAAGAAAGCCCGAGAACTAGGGTCTTCCTTCCATCGGCATCGGTGCCTTTTGCTTTAATCATGCGCGATCCCTCCCTATTGGATCAGCTATCACCCGCCGCCGCCATGCGCGTGCTCTGGGGACGTAGATCGCCCTGACGCTCGGCCAGCTCGGTCGCCCGCCGCCACGCCCGCGCTTGCCGGATGCTCTGCGCGCCGATTTGGGATAGTGGCACCCCAAGCTCTTGCGCCAGCGCCGCCACATACCAAAACGAGTGCGCCAATGCAGTGACTAGCTCGTCCTTGGTATCCTGGGTCAGCGGCTTGCCGCCGCGCATCGTATCAAACCAGGAGTGCATGGCTTTGCCGCTCTCGCCAAGCAAGCCGGCCAGGACAAGCGAGATGCTCGCTGTTGTCCCTTTGCCGCGCTCAGGATAGATCGCCTCGGCATAGGCGTAGTCCTGATAAGCGTTCAGCGACAGCGGATCGGCGGCGCGCTTGGTGATCGAGTTCGTCGCTGGCTCGATCACCAGCCTGATCCCATCCGGGGTCGGCGTGACTGTCACCTTTGGCTCGACGAGGTGGCCCGTCAGATCGTGCACCATGATGGTCGCGTGGTCGGAATTAATCAGTCGCTCGATAAGCTCGAAAGCGCGCATGTGCTACCCCTATTGTTATCCTGTCGATGTCTCGAATAGATATACCGACAGGCCGGGCACTAACGCAGCTGTTTGATGAGCGAACCAGCGGCGTCTTTAGTTACTTGCCAGGTTTCGTCAAATCCCGAGTAGATCAGCGCGCTATGACTGCACAACCACAATGATTTACCGGTCGTTTCCACGCGATGCTTGAGGCAGTCAAGTAGATCGTCCATGCCCTTGTCGGATAGCCACGCACCCGGCTCATCCCAGACCTCGAACGAGAGAGAGATGCCGGCAAGCCGTTGGATCATCGACGCCAACCCAATCGCCACCGCCAAGCGTATCCGCTGCGCCTCCCCGCCCGACCACGCTTCCCAAGGCGCTGAGCTATCGGGCGATGCGACTTGTATGAAAATGCCCGGCCGGATCGTGCCCGATTTGTTCTCTAGTTCGGTCGAGAATGAAATCCGCCAACCGACAAGACCCAGGGCAATCGCGGAGGTGGCCGTTTCCAGCTCAAGCTGTGCCAGCACGCGCTTGACGAGAAACAGGCGGACGCGTTTGAAGGCGGCTTTCCAGAACTCGGCGCGCATAGCCGCACCCTGGCCGCGCCGTACAATGCCATTTGCCGCCTTTAACGCGACCTCTACGGCCTGCCGATCGGCGCGGAGGCCATCGAGCCGGGCTTGATGCGGATTGGGCGCGTCGGCGACCGCCTCGGCCGCCTTGATCGCGCCCTCGATGATCCGTTGCTGGTTTGCTAGATTGGCCTGTGCGGTGGCATGCTGGGCGACGAGGAACTCGCGCTTTCTGGATAGCGACGAATACTCCGCTTCCAGCTCGTTGATCTGTGCAGTCAACTGATTGGATGCGCCACCATTAGCCTGTATCCGCGCCTTGATATTGCGCGCTGCGCTCTCGGCCTCATTCCGCCGCTTTTCACTAACAAGCATTGGGATGCCCTGTGCGCAGGTCGGACAGGTTTTGTTGTGCGCATAGAAATCACGCGTTTTCGTGTGCGCTTCCATATCCTTGAATAGTTGACGATAGGCGCTTTCAAGGGTGCTTTTGTCGCCGATCATCTTGGTGAGCTTGTTGTGCATAGCGCGGGTGTCGGCCAGCGCATCGACCGCCGACTTGGTCGCTACAACCTTGGCTGCGCACCCGGCAAGGCCTTGTTCCGCCTCCTCGACCTGCGCAATCGCCAGATCGATCCGCCGCCCCTGCTGCGCATCCCATGCCGCCAGCTCGCGCTCAATCCCGGTTGTATCCTGCAAGGTTTCGAGCTTACCCGAAAGCCGGGCGATATCCTCACGCGAGCGCTGCAATTCCTGATTGAGTGCTGCATGCTTGCGTCCAGCGTCCTCGCTCAGTTTGAGCCAGATGCCGAGATCGAGTACCTCATCCAGCAGCGCCCCGCGCTCGGGCACCGATAGATCGATAAACAACGGCATACCTTGGCCGAAGACAATCCCCTGTAGAAAGCGCAAGCGAGATAGACCGATCAGGCGATCAACGGTGATCTGCTCGACCGGCTTGCCATTGATTGTAATTCGATTTGGTGCGGAATAGCGCTCTATGGTTGCCGGCTCGCCAGCGATCAACCATTCCGTTTTGACATAGGATTGTTTCTCACCCCAGCTTAGCAAATCCGAGGGACGGATGCCCTTGACCGACGCATTGTAGAGGCAGAAGGCCAGGGCATCCCATAGTGTCGATTTACCAGCACCATTGGCCCCTAACCGCGGCTGCACCTGATTGTCGCCGGAGATAAACTTAAGGCCGGAGGTCGGCGATAGCTCAAAGGTTGTGCGCTTGCGAAAGGACCGGAAGTTCTCCAGCGTAATCGAGATCAGCTCTACCCGGCGCATTGATCAGTTCTCTTCTATTTCGCGGCGAACCTGCATGAGCAGCTTGCCGAGCATATTCTGTCCAACGCCCTTGCAGACGCCCCAGTAGACATCACCCCAGGTGTTGCCCTCGATCAGCTCAGCGTCGCCGGTGCATATCAGCAGATAGGCCAAGTAGTCGTTCTTGAACTTGATGCGCAACAGCTCAAGCATGATGTCGTTTTTGACTTGATCCCAATCCGCGCGTATTGTGCAGCGTCGGCCGGCGCGCTTGGCATCGCCGGGGGTTTGCGCACTCGCGATAGCCGCACGATCCACATCGTTGGTCGCTTTCGCCCATTGGTAGGCATGTTCCAGGGTAGGAAAGCGCGCGCCTTTCCAGGCAATGGTATACTTGCCGAAATTAGACAAAAAGGCATATTGACCCTTGAAATTGTCGATCTGGCTCATCAACCAACGCCTTCTCGCAAGAATATCAACCCGACATCGAGCATCGAGGCGTCTATACCTTCGGCCTCGGCAAACATCTTGAGCACCGACTCGGGATCAATATCGAAGTCGGGCAACTCAGCGTCGGCGTCCTGATCGCGGACAAGGCCCTCGATATCCGGCTCAACGGAAGCCAGGATGATCCCGTGTTCCTCAGCCCACATCGTGATTTGGTCCTGAATAGCCGGCCAGCGATCAATGTCGTTTAGGGTCAGCTTGTAGATGACGCGCGCCTGATCGCCCTTGCAGACAGGCCGGCGTTCCAGTTCCGCGATCGAGCCGACGCGCAGCATGCGCTTGGCCGGCGGCGATAGCTGGACAACGCGCCGAATGTTCGCCTTGGCGTCGAGCACAAGTATCCGGCACTCGTAGTCGTCGCCGAAAGCCACATGATGCGGGGCACCGACATAGGTCACCCGGCCAACGACTTGTGGGGTATGAATATCCCCTGAGTAGACCTTGGCGCCGCGCGGGAACTCGACCATCTTGTTGTTTTCGAGCCTGATCCCGTTATTGCCCAAGGCGCCGGTCACCGTCTGATGCATAAAGATGGTCGTATGTCCGCTCAGCTTGATGCCATTCCACTCTTCGGCCGGATTGCCGGCATAAGGCAAATAGAGATCGCCACCATAGGAAAGCGGCTTTGTGATAAACCTCAGCTTGCGGCTTTCCAACAGATCGAGGAATTGCCAGAACGGGGTTCCCGCCAATGGCTTGTCATGATTGCCCATCAGGATTGTGACGCTATTGCCGGCATCCAGCAGCTTGCGCAGCGCCATCATCAGGCGATTGACAAGGATCGAGCTGTGCCGATCCTTGCGGTCGGTGATGTCACCGAGGATTACGATCTCGCTGTCGGTTTCCTCTTTGGCCAATCTGAGGAGATGGTCAAAGATCGCCCATCGGTATTCGTCTTGTGGGGCGTCCGTCAAGTGTAAGTCCGCGGTCAGGATCATAGCATTACCTCAGAAGCTAATCTTAATATACTTGGTTGCTTCATGGCATTGCATAGGCTCTTTACTGTCTTCGAATAACGCGAGGCCGATGTGCCGTCGAAGCTATCGGCGCCGATCTGCGAACACCAAATAATGCGCTGTGCGGTATTGACCCGGCCGACATGAAAATAGACGTCATGCTTTTCGGCGAGTTTGCCCCATTGCGCGCCTGTTTCCAACTTCCAGTCAGTATCGCCACCCAGGAATATACCGACATCGGGCGCCAGATAGGGCGCGATCATCGCCGGCTCAATGCCATTCTGAACAGCAATCAGTAATTGGCGGTGTCCGCGACACTTGGGAAGCCACTCCAGCGTTAGTTCTAAGGATCGTTCACCTTCGCCCACAATATCCGGTAAAATGATGAATTCGGCATTCTGACCAAACCTGTCCAGCATCCGCTGAAAAGCCACAAGATCGAGCGCCTGTTTTGCCTTGAACGCCCGCCACGCGCCATTATCTAGCGCATAGGGCGTATACCCGTCCCTGGCTGCTCCAGGCGTGAACAGCCAATGCCATCCAGCGGCCTCGATGGCCTGCTTATTCCGGCTCGATCCTGTAACAGATGCGTAGGCAATCACTTTGTCGCGCTCAAGAGTAGATCGGGGTCAATCGTCCCTGTCATATACTCGAACTTCATCATGAACACCCGACGACGATGCAACCAATGATGCGGCGGCTGCAAGCGTACCCGACCTACGCGCGCGGCGGCCAGGATACGGGCGCCGATCTCACCTGTTGTGATTACGAATGGATCACGCCGGTTCTGCTTGGCGACGATCATGTATTCGAGGCCGGCTTGCTGCGCTTGCCCATTGGCATACATGATGATCTTGGACAATTCGCACGCGCTCTTGTCGTCGAATAGAAAAGCCTCAAGACCCAGGGTCGCCAGATGCTTGCACTCTACCGCATAGTGCTCCATGAAGCGGAAGGCCAGCGGATGTGCGGCCATCAGGTCCCCCGGCATCCGGCTCGATCGATTACCACGGCTCTGCGCCTGGGTAAACGACCCGCCCGAGAGCACATTGCGTGAGAAGATGTCGGGGCGCTCGCCAGCTGTCAGCCACAAGGACAGCGCCTTGCCGACTTCGCGTTCCCAACTAGAACCCTTTTCCTTGCCTCCCCCGGCCCTCAACGTCTTGGCTCCCATACGATAAGCCCGGCTTTGCGCATGAGATCGGTCATGTGTTTGGTTCCATTGCCACCGGGAAAAGAGACACCGCCATCCGGCCGACTATCTTTGTCATAAAGCATGCGGTGATTGCGCACATTCCCGGCGGCTGGCCACGGCCCATCTAGTGCGTGATCTACCGGATAGGCGTGCTCAATAATGCCGAAATCGCGCGCCCACTGACCTGCGAGCTTATCCGCGTTGATGGGTGTATGACAGGCACCGTGGATAATAGCAGTAATCCCAACCTTGTCATACAAACGCGTAAGGGCGGCGTAAAGAAAGCGATCCTCGTCGCGCTCAGTTCCGTAGGTTTGGCCGCCGCAGACGAGAAAGCGCATCTTACTTACCGAGCGCCGTCTTCAATGCAATGTAGAGACCCTCGATATCGGCCTGTGTCGCGCACACCGTAATGCGTGTGCTGGGATATTTGGTGTTAGCGGCAAACCAAATAGTGCCATCCGGGTTGTAGTGTAGATGCAGTGTATCGGCCGGCACCTCATTGCATTTTATGGTGGCCTTGGCGTGCGTCAGATCAAATTCCAGACTAGACATTCTTAGCTCCCATACTTCGACATCGGCGGCATCAGCGCGGCCTCGACCGCCTGCCATTTGTCGCGCGTCATCTCGCGCAGCATATCGGATATGGCCGTCAGCTCGGGGCGGTCTCGTTCCTTGCGTGCCTTGGCAATACTGGCCCTGATTTCTTTATCGGTGCTCTCGCCGGCCAGGGCCTTATATTTGGCCAACCAGTTAATCATGGACTCTTCGTCGTCGACCCCGTAGTTGAATAGGATCGAGACTTCGGCCTCACGGAACGGTGGCCCAACTTTCATCTTCTTGGTTCGCGCCTGGACCTTAACGCCTGTTACCCGCTCGACCCCGGATACTGTTCGTTTGAGCTTGCCGACCTCAGCCAACCACATTACCTGAGATGCGTAGAAGTCCAGCGCCTTACCGCCCGATCTCTTCTTTGTTTCGCCGAATGTGACGCCAATATTGTCACGGATTTGTGATATGACCATGAGCGTGCAATTCTTGGCCTGTAGTTCGCTGACGCGTTTACGGAATAGCTCGCTAAGTTTTTTCGCTTTTGCGCCGCCGTAAGAGGCATCGCCGATATCGCGACCCATTTCTGCCTCATCTGAAAGCGCATCCAGCGAGTCCAGAATGTAGAGGGATGGTGCGCGACCAGATAATCGTCCAAGGAACTTAACAAGCTCGCGCTCGAAATCCTCCACCGTTCTGACATCTGAACCGCGGCTAATACCGTGAGGCATGCCGAGCAGCGTGGCATAATCTTCATCAAAGGCCGACTCCGCTTCCTCGTAGTGGATATGATCGAGACTAACATTCATCGCCTTGAGCAAGAGCGCGAAGTTAATCATCGCCTCAATTGCCAGGAGTGTCTTGCCGGCGGATTTATCACCTACAATGTTGCAAACCCGCCCCTGCGCCCATCCGCCACCGAGCACGAGGTCCAGCAAGGTCGAACCCGAGCTGACAAACTTCACCGAACGCTCGGGTGGCGCGGGCGGCGGCTCCGGCGCCTTAAACTGGACTCTCGGCATTGGCTTGATCCTTAGCGGGCGCGGTAGCTGGGGATGTCGATCGGCGGCACGACAAGGCGTTCCGGACGCTCACCGCATTCCCAGAACACATCGATCGGGATGCCGCCACGCGGGAACCAGTAGGCGTTGACGCGCATCCAGGCGGGTTCGGCCGCTTGCCATAGGCGATCCCCGATCAGGCAGGTGCACGCCTCGTGATAGGCCCCATGATTGCGGAACGAGGTCAGGAACAGTTTCAGCGATTTACTCTCGATCAGCAGGGCTTTCGGCACATAGTCGATGATGATGTGGGCGTAATCCGGCTGACCCGTTACAGGACAGAGAGAGGTGAATTCGGGACAGGAAAAGCGCGCCATCATCGACGCCCGACGAACGAATGTAACACCGCTACCTGGATCAGGTAATGGAGGCAACGGAGCGAGAACGGTATCGATGAAAAACGAATGCGGATTGGTGGGCATTTCCACCCGCCGGCCAAGAACCGGCGTTTCTTTGTTGGTCATTGTTGGGTTTATCTCCGCCCGAAACGCTCGCGCAGCTCTTGCGCCCGGCTCTTGCCGCTCGGGCTGGCCGGCGGCGGATCATCGCGCCGGGGTTCCGGTTCCCGACGGGCTTCCGGCTCGGGATCGCGTGCCCGTTCCCGTTCGCGCGGTGCCGGATCGCGTCCATTGGTGTGTCCCGCCGCCTCGTCCCGGTCGCGCGTCCAGGGGATGTCATCGTCGATGCCATGCTTGGCGCCGGCCGGCTCGCGCGGCGGATCATCCCGACGGGTTTCGGGCGGCGGATCGCGATCCGAACCGCGGGGACGGAAGCGCTCCCGCTCCTTGGGCGCCTCATCGCGGGCGTCACGCGCATCAGGACGGCGCTCGCGCTCCGGCTCGGGATCGCGTGCCCGTTCCCGTTCACGCGGCGCTGGCTCCCGTTCACGCGCGCTTGGCCCGGCATCATCCGCCGAATAGGCGGCGCTACCCTCGTAGAGCTTTTGCAGCTCGGCGGCGTCACGCCAGATCAGCGTTTCCGGTATGGGGAATTCAACGACATAGTCGACGAAATCCTGCGGCACCGAGGACGGGCGGCGGGCAAGCTGATTACCGACATATTTGGTCTGCTGCTTTTCGCCGGTCTTCTCGAACGAGATGTCGTAACCGTCATCCGGATCATCCAGCGTGTAGACCTCACCAGATCGTGGATCGCGCGCCAACTTGCAGAAGTCCCGATCGAGCGTCCAGGGCATCGACCACAGCATTGGCCCCTTGGCTTCTTCCTTGCGGTCGAACATCCACACGAGAACCCGTTTACCGGCCTTCAGCTCATCGTGGAGTTCGTCGTCGCCGGCCTTCTGCGCCTTCAGCGCGGCCTCGCAGATCGGACAGCGCTGCTGCTTCATCTTGCTCAGGCAGAGTACGGTTGCGCGCTCGGGACCCACACCGTAGTGGACGTAGATGTCGAGGCCATAATGGGCGGCATTTTCCCAGGTCGGTGGGAGGATGCGCAGGAAATTGTCGCCCTTGGCCGGGGTGAATGTCTTGTAGTCATCCTTGATGAAGCCCTGGTAATCGCCGCCCTGCTGCGAGGCGCGCTTTTCCCAGTCGGCTGTATCCCGCCGCTGATACTTAAAGGCCATCTACTTTTTCTCCTTTGGTGTGTCGCTGCTTATCATATACGCGCTTGCTGTTATACACAGCCATGGAAACAACACGCGCGCCTGTGTACAGGGCAATGAGCACGGCAAATGCCAGGAGGATGTAAAGTGTCCCCTGCCCAATAAAGTTCACTATTGGCGCAATTGCCTGATACATAAGCCACCTGCCCATTTGAGAGTAATCCCCTAACCTCGCGGCTTGAAGCGCGCGCGGCTCATTTCTTCGCGCCGCTCAGTATAGGCGGCATTAGGGGTAAGATATCCCGAAGTCGTCAGCTCAGCGACCCGGCGTAATGATGATCCCTTCTCACCAAAAGAGTCAACGAGTCCTTGCCAATAGGCGGCGCTATGCTTGGCCTCCTCAAGCTCTTCGGTCGCCGCGATCACCTCGGCGTCGAGCTGGACGATGTTCTTCAGCTTATCGACAGACGGGAACTTGCCGTTCTCGTCAGTCACAAGGCTCAGACGCGCCGTGGCTGACGCGGTCGCATAGGTTAGCGTGTTCTTGCACGCATCCCTGATCTGGATGCAGTCTGACGCCGCCTCGATCGCGGATTGCATGAGCGGCGGCTGTTCGATCAGCTCCTCCGATAGCCGAAGCATATCGGTTTGCAGTCGCGCCCGAAGTTGTAGGTACAAAGGCTCGTTGAATATCATTGTCCACCCCAGATCATGCGGCCGATAGCCGCGGTAAAAGCTGTGCGTTTGTCCCAGGTCTCGGCCGGAAAGAATAGCGCCTCTAACAATTGCCAGATGCGCGACGCCCGTTTCTCGTCGTCGCAATTGAGCAGCGCGCCAGCAATATACCGTCCGGCGATGATCGACGCCTCCTCGAACGAGTCGGCCTCGATCTTGCGCAGGCATCCGCTGACGATCGTCCATGAGCGTTTGCCGCTGATCAGATGCTGTAACAGCTCAATCATCGGGTCCGATGCCTCTTGCAGTGAGATGATGCGCTTGGCCTCATCCCGCGATGGCGCGTCATGGATACTCTGTAGGATCGAAAGCGCCTTGCGCGGCTGACCTGTGGCCGCCTGGATGGCGAGCGCGAAGACATCCTTGTTGACGACCCAACCCTCAGCGCCGCAGATGGCTTCGAGGAGGTCCTCCATTTCCGGCGCCTTGATCGGCCGCAGAACGGTATGGTAGCACCGCGTCTGGATCGTTTCCGGCACCTTGACGAGTTCGGTTGTGCATAGCGCCAGATAGAGGTGGACAGGTGGCTCTTCAAGTAGCTTGAGGATGGCCTGCCATGCCGGCTTAGACAAAGCATGCGCCTCGTCGATGATCAGCAGGCGTTCGCCGGTTCCACCCATCCCCATGTATTGTGAGAACTCGACAAGGGAACGCATGGCATCGACGCCACTATTCGAGGCGGCATCGATCTCCTGGACATCGGCCTGGAAATGCTTGGCGACAATACGCGCCGCCGTTGTCTTGCCGATCCCGCTGGGTCCTGTAAACAAATAGGCATGCGGACGGGCGGAGGCGGTCGCCAGGACGCGCTTGAGCGCGTGGATAGCCTCTTCATTGCCAACGAATTCGTCCCAATTTTCCGGCCTGTATTTTGTGATGAGCGGGGCGGAATTATCCATGGGGCGGAGCCTTCGGTTGGTGGATCACGCGGCGCACCTCGCCATTCGACAGCGTGACATCGAATGGCGGCGGACCAAGCCCGGCGCCGACCATCGGCCCTTTCGGTAGAACGCGCCAGTCGCCCTGACTATCGATCCAACCCCAAGGCAACCCGTCATCTGTGTCCGCCATCAGATCAACTCCTTGTCTTCGGCCATCCAGCGCGGCAAGGTCAGCTCTGTGCCGTCCAGCTCGCCTTGCGATTTCGGCACCCAGGATTTACGCCCGGTATTGGCGCTGACGACCAACCATGCCTTGTCGGTCTCCGCTTCAACAACGACTTCGATATCGACGATCTCTTTGCCCTTGGCCGGCATTACTGTGACTTCCTTTTTCTTGGTCTACGATTGTTTAGATTTTGTGTAGGAGTGGCCCATATGCAATTGTCAGGAGAGTAGCCCAAGTCGTTATTTTTTCTCTCTATCCACATACCTTCAGGCCTATTTCCCATATCCAAGAAAAAGTTTGTGAACTTATGCCAACGTTCGCAGACCTTTATACCTCGCCCGCCATAATTAGCGTAGGACTCATGTTTGGGATTTTTACAACGCTCTAGCATTTCATGCCATGCCGCATAGATTGGAGTCCCCGACATACCATGCTTTGTGTGCACTTCTTTGGCTCGTTCACGCTTATAACAACCACAAGAATGCACAACGCCCCTAATAAGAACATCGCCTTGGAACTCAGAGACATTGCCACAATCGCAGCGACATCGCCAGTAAGCCATTAAGCTTCCCTTTTTGCCTCTACTAAGCGCCTTTTCTTCAACTAAAAGCCTGGAAAAGCGTTGTCCCACTAACTGTAGTGGAATTCCTATTGGCATAGATTTTACCTTATATAATCTCCGATAAACTCACCGCACTCTATCAGCTCAGCCCATGTATACCCTACTTTTGCTTCTACCATGAGCGGTACTATTTGGAAATCAAAACGAATTTTGACTAGCTCAGCAGCGATCAGCTTAATGTAGGCCTCAAGCAAATCGGGGTCGTCAGGAAGGATGAAGGAAAGGTCGTCATGTATATTGATCCGAGGGTGTAAGTATGGATCATTCTTCTCACGGGATAGCGCGGCCAAGGCGTTCTGCGCCTCTAGCACCATATGCCCGGTTGTCGTGCCCTGGATAGGGGTATTACCGGTTATGAATACTTTACCTTTGCGACGAGCCACAAAGAAAGTATTGGGCACCATAGGGCACCACATGCCTAGTTTCTCTACAGCGCTCGATCTCTTGAGCCAACCGAGGCTTACATTTTCGCGAACCGTACGCTTAGCTACCCAACCGCCCGTTGCTTTTGGGATATTGTCCATGCTTGGATATAGCTTGTCGCTCGCATATTTGGTCAGATCATCGTAATAGACTGAAGTCAGGCGTCCACACAGCACTCCCAGCATTTGAAAGGCATCGACCTGATCCTTGCGCGCTGTGCCGGCGCAAAGCGCCTCACGACCATTGTCTATCCAGCCATCACCCTTGATCATCGTATCGTAAAGAATGATGAGCTGTTCCTTGGGGAGCTGAAGTAAGAATTCAGGCCTTAGAACACGATCCGGAAAATTACCATAAAACCATTGTCCTGGCAAACCACTGAAAGTCCAGAATAGTTCCTCATCTTCGGCTCTATTGTGCGCGAGCTTTGTTCTAGACGGAAAAGGCAAACGCTTGAACAACGCGTCCAGCTCAGCAATATTGCCGCTCTTCTTCTGACATACAGCTACTTGACTGCCTGAATAGCCGTTAGCCTTTGTTCGCCTATAATCCCAGCTCGGCGCATCGCTTGTCTTGTTCGTATAGCAACCATCTGTCAATACCCAACCAACAAGTCTTATCCAGTCATCGGAATACGCCGCCTTGCTCGGCGCATTGTATGGGCGAATTCGTGGGATCGATCCCCATTTCGGCAATGTCTCCGTTGTGGCCTCATAGAATGAAAAGTCAGTAGAAGAGTCTTTCTGATACGCCCAACGATGATTTGGGGTTGTCGCTACGCTAAAACTCTTGCCGTCCAACCTATGCACAACACCTTCGTATTCTGGATATTGCTTTACATCGGTGGCGGATTGCCACTCAAGCATTTGACGCTCAGCGCTCATTGTTAAAAGAACATCGCCGGCTCTTAAGTCAGCACCATTCACCCATCCGCGCTGTGTTAATGCCTCTGTCTCATAATCCACACAATTGAGCGGCTCGTTCCCCCACAGCGTCTGATGCCGGACCATGCCCGTCAAGGTGCGTGCTGATCCGGTATCCTGGTATTCCTTGCGCTTGGCCTTGACCCAGGCCAGCACGCCGGGATAGCGCTTCCAGAACTCGGCCAACATCTTCTCGGCAACATTCAACGGTAGGCCTGTCCGCTCAGCCACAGAGCGCGCGGTCGAGCCAAAGAACGAGGCAAATACAAAATCTGTCTTGATGATGTCGCGGCCACCTTTAAGGATCAGCTTTTCTTCGGTTTCATTGGTCTTCTCGGCCAACCGGATAATATAGTCAGGATGGAGTTCGAGCGAACGATCGCGCCAGCGCGAATGAATATCCTGGCCTTTAATTGTATCCTCGCAGAGCTGGCGATCCTTTGTTGCAAAGCAGAAACCGCGCGCCTCGATCTGCCCGTAATCAAACGATACAATGATGTGGCCAGACGGGGCGACAACCATCAACCTGACTTCGCGATGCTTGCGCTTAGGGAAGTTCTGGATATTCGGCGCCTCACTGGATGGCCGCCCGGTCTCGGTGTGCATGCATGTGTAAGACGGGTGCAAGCGCTGATCGAAATTGTTCTCATAGGCGGCCATGACCGGATCAATATAGGTGCTCTCGATCCGCTGCGCCTCGCGATAGGCCAGCACCGCCTTAACGAGCGGGTTATCCTCGTATTTCTGCAACTCCTGGTCGTCGGTGCTCCAGGTTTTGCCCTGTCCCTTATTGGTCTTCGGCAACACAAGGCGGCCGAACTCAACGAGCGCTTCGCCGATATGCTCATTCGAGCCTATGTTGAACTCGATCTGCTTGACGCGCTCGAACTCGCGCACTTCGTAAATCGTTCGCGCGTTCTCCGATGCCTCCTTGAGCAAGCCGCCCCAATGCTCTTTCAAGTCCTTGGCGGCCTGAATATCGATGTCCAGACCGCGCAGCTCCATCTCGGCAAATGAACGCGTGGAATTCAAGAGCCGGATATAGTTGCTTTCATCCTTGCCGCGTAGGCGTTTGCGTAGATGCTTGCACAATAACACGCATGCTTGGGCATCCAGGCCGTTATAGGGCAGGACGCGCTCTAATGGTTCGTTGATGATATTGTTGCGATTGACCTTAACCGCTGCCTTGAAGTCGGCACCGAGATGCATCCGCGACATATCGTCCAGGCCGAGCATTCCGGCACGCTCATGGAGGATGCGCCCGATCGCCATCGAGTCCTCGTAATGCGCCGGCTCGAAGGTTAAACCTTTCTGATTGCGCGCATGCAATAACCACACAAGTTCAAAGACCGCATTATGCGGTACCCACTTATAGTGCTCCAAAACATGCAAGAGGAAATCGAGGCCCCAATCGGTCGGTGCCTCGGGATGCGCGCAAGCGAAAGACATCGTGATCTCGCCGTCGCTGATCGCGGCGGTCAGTATCTGCGCATCCTTGACGGCAAAGCGTAATCCTGTTGTCTCGATGTCGATCCCCAGTCGGCCTTGCATGGCATCGAGGATTTCCTGCGCATCCTCAAGCGTCTTGGGCAGTAAGACATCGTCCGGATCAGGCTTCCAGATGCGCGGCGCACCCCAGCGATCGACCTCCGCGAAGAACCGCTTTACATCGGCCTTGAGCTGGGGGAGGGCGGCGGATCGATCGCCTCCCGTTCCCTCGATATAGGACGGCGCAAAGATCGGGTAATACCATAGTATCTTGCCGCCGATCTGAACGGGGAAACGCAGGCCATGCATGCGGGTTATCTGCGCGCCGGGGAAGAACCGCGCCAGCGGTACCGGCCCTATCCCGATGATCGCCTTGATCGGTAAGCGCGCGATGTCGTCCTCAAGATGGGTCGAGCAGGAATGCACATCATGTGCTGAGGGGCGGGCGTCATTGCGCACACGGCAGCGCGTCATGTGGACGAATGCGCAGCGTTCCAGTTCACGCCCTGGAATGGCCCGGCGGAGCCGATTGCCGGCGGCACCAATGAAGGTTATCCCTTTCTTGTCGTCTTCCTCATCCGGGTTCTCACCGAGTATGAGGATATCCGGGTTCCGCGTGTTGCCGGATAGTGGCATACGCGATGTTGTCACCCAACTCCAGTTCGCCTTCAGCGCGCAATTGTCGCAGCCTCTTGCGTTATTGTCAAAGCCCTTGGCGGCTTTCGGGGCGCGACCGACCGGGCGTTTCTGCTCAGCCGGCTTCTCGACAACATCCGGCGCAAAGAAGCCCATCAGCGATACAGCTCTCTGGCGACGCGCTCGCGCCCGAGCTTGGCCGACGCCGGATTGAGTTCGATCAGCATGGCCTTGCGACCAAGCTGCGCCGCCGCCAATCCCGTTGTTGCCGCACCGCCGAATGGATCGAGGATCAGATCGCCCGGCCTGCTGCCCGCCTTGATGCAGCGTCCAGCGAGTGCCGGCGGCATGACGGCGAAATGGGCGCCATCATATGGTAATGTGGAAATAGTCCAGACATTGCGTGCGTTACGCGTAGCGCCATTTCCTTTGATTATCCCTGTACGATTGCCGTCATTGCGACTTGGATCGCTTTTTGGTCCGCTCGGGCGCCCTTCGTCCACAGAAAGCTCAGCAATTGCGGCGGCATCATAGTAATACTGCACCGCCTTGCTCATGAGAAAGACCATTTCATACGATGATGTTGGCCGATCTGTGGCACTTTCGGGCATGGGGTTAAGTTTGTTCCAGACAATGCCGCTGCGCAGATACCAACCGTCCGCTTGCAAGGCGAAGGCGACGCGCCAGGGAATGCCGATCAGGTCTTTTGGTTTTAGACCCGGCGGTGTTTCAGGTCTTCTATAGGCACCCTTATGCACATGTATGCCTGTCATTTTTGCAGGATCGACTATACTTCCAGGCGCGGTGGTGCAATAACTATCACCCAGGTTGAGCCATAGTGTCCCGTCATCGCGCAAGACGCGCCAGACCCCGCGAAACACCTTGACCAGCTCAGCGACATATTCGTCCGGCGATGGCTCAAGCCCGATCTGCCCATCAACGCCGTAGTCGCGCAGACCGAAATAGGGTGGCGAGGTGACGCAGCTTTGCGCCGAACTTGCGGCCAGCGTGGGTAGGATATCCAGGCAATTGCCCACAACAATCGAGCAGTCGGGATGCTCGATTGTTGTCTCTACTGGTATGTCAAAAAAGCCCATTCGCCTACTTCAACCCGAAATCATTGGCAATTTTCTCTTGGGCTTTGCCGATCGCTTGTTGCCAAAGATCATCGGGTAAGCGCAGACCATGCTTATCCGCAACCAATCGCATTGTATCCGCAGCGATCTGTCTTGCTACTACCTCAAGGTAGGGCATCATGAGCAGCGTATCGAGTTGCTTTAGCGTTTCGAAATTACCCCGAACCATGTCTGTTACTCCGAGCGTCCGGCCACCATATAGAGGAAAGGCGGGTTCATGCCGCGAAAGATCAATACCTTGCGCTCGATATGGTCGAGCACGATCTCATTAGCATGCGACAATACCCGCGCCACCCGGCCCGCGTCCAGCTTGATCTCGGGCAAGGTCGGCACCGCCAAGTCCTTGACCAGATAGTATTCGTCCGAGGATGCCGCGCCCTCGGCAAACGACAGCGACAGCGCGCCCTCGGCCGCCGCAAGCGTAACATAGGTCTGTCCCTTGTTTTCACTCAGCGCGGCCGATCGCTTGATAAAGGCGACGAGACGCTCGCGCGGGATTTCCGCCACGCTGTCAGCAGACGCGTAGTTATCGGTCAGGGCACGGAGATCATGCTTGACCGCTGGGATGGGCCGGAGCAGCAGCCGGAACGCCTTGTTGACGCAGTAAACGATGTTCTCGCCGATGCTGAGCTTGGCTTCCTTGGCGTCATTGTTCAGTATCGTATCCAGCATGGCGGCGGCATCGGGCGACAGCGTGATGCGTTCGGGGAAGGTAGCGACCCGATCGGAGACCCGGCACGAGGCCACCGTCACATTGTCCGAGGACACGATGCGGAAGTCGGCGCGATTATCCAGTACAACGCCATAGACCCCAGCGCTGGCCATGCCGACCGAGCCGCAGGCCAGGGCGCCCAATTCCAGCGCGTCGATAAAGCTCTCGGTGGGCGTCCATGGTGCGTCTTTGGGCAACGACGCCGGATCGATGAGCGGTATCTTTTGCGCCGCCATGATCGCCAATTTGCCCGTGGCCATGCCGCACTCCCACTCGAGCGCGCCGGATTTCAACACGAAGACGACTTCCTCTTTGTCGGGCAACGACTTGAGGACGGAGGTAAAGATCAGCGCGTCGATCCAGATCGTTTCCGGAATGCCGATCGACAGCGAGGCCTCAAGCACGCCGTATTGTGAGCAGCCGCGCACGAGCTGCGGCTGCACCTCGATGCACTTGTAGACATCCGATAGGGCGTGCTTGTTCGCGAGCTGGGCGAACGGTGCAAGGCAGGCGGCAAGATGGGCGGCAATCATTTCACATATTCCTCCAAAATAACCCAATAGCGGTTCCAGCGGTCCTCAGCCTTGACCGCCGCCACCGGATCAGCGGCGAATTGACTGAGGAGCTTGACGAGATGCCCGTTCGTTGCTTGGCGGATCGGATCGACCCCGGCCAGCATGAAGTAGGAAATCAACACATTCGGATGCAAGAGCTTGGCAATCACCGCGTATGCTGTGTCGTTGGTGCCGATCACCAAGTGAAAGTTGAATTCCTTAAAGCTGATCTTGGGCGCGGCCGAGAAGCCATTGTGAAAGAACCCGACAGGTTGATGGCGGATCGGATGCATGGCGCGCACCGCATCCTGGCAGCGTAGGTAGTAGATCGCTGTCAGGTAGGTGCGGATCAGCTTGGCGGTGATCCCCTCGGCCTGGAATGCCGCCGGGTTGATCTTGGCATCTTTGAGCAGCTCGTCGAATATGGCGCGCTCGATCTCGGGCAAGCCGTCGGCGGCCGGTGCCGACTTCGACCCGCCGCCATCGTTCCGCATCGACAGGCTCTGGCCATCCGGCAAGGTCACCTGACCCGTTCTTTGTGCAGTGTAAATCCAGCTTGTGGTATCCGCCGAGTACCAAGGGAATTGCTTGAGGCTGGCCGGGCGCCCCTCCCCGAAGGCATGCGCCTTGATGATCGGCAAGCCTTCGGAGTTAACCAAATGCGACCATGCCAGCGCATACCAATCATCCACCTTGTTGCGGCTGACCAGTGAGCTGGCCGACAACCCGATATAGGAGGCGCCGGCATCCAGCATGCGGTAGAGCCAGGAGATGTCCTCGCCGACATGGTAGACAGGGATCGGATCGAGGCCGCGCGCTCGCATATGCTCGTAGTTATCAAAGCTGGCCTTGGCCGCCGCCTCAGGATTGCCGGGATTGATCACATCGAGCGCGACATAGCTCCCGATCCAATCCGTGTTGGCCAGCAGGTAGTCGCAGTACTTATCCAGATCGATCGGCTTGCCGGACCGCCACGCGCTATACGCCCCACTATCCAAAATTATGTTGCATTTAGGCGACGGGGCAGGCGCGGAGGAACTCCGCCCTCGTGGTCGGATCATTGTAAAAGTCTCCCCGCAATGCGGTTGTCTGAGTAATCGAATGCGCCTGCTGCACGCCCCGGCTGACCATGCATAGATGGGTGCAGGCGAGCATGACAGCGATATGCGGGGATAGGTGCTCAGCCAAGAAGCCGGCCACCTGCTCGGTCAACCGCTCTTGCACCTGAAGCCGGCGCGAGAAATGATCCGCCACCCGCGCCAGCTTGGATAGGCCGACCAACCCCTTGCTCCCCGGCACATAGGCGATATGCGCGCGGCCAAAGAACGGCGCCATGTGGTGCTCGCAGCAACTGAAGATGTCGATGTTCTTGACAACGACCATCTGGTCATAGCGGCGCGGCGCCGGATGCAGGTAAGCGGGGTTATGTTGCCCCTCGAAGGTGCGGATCAGATCGGCCGGCGCGATCTCCTGATAGCCGCGCCCCCAATCCTTGCCCCATGCCTTTAACACGCGCTCTGGCGTATCCAGCAGGCCTTCGCGTTGGGGATCGTCCCCGATATAGGCGATCAACGTCCTGACCGCTGTCAGCGCCTCGGCACGCGTTGGTGACGGTAGGCTGACGGCGGCTTTGAGCTTGTCGTGGGTCGGCTGCATGCGGGCGTATCCTCTCTTGCCTGGATATATACCCCAGACAACATTACCGCCGCCTAGCTGGTGCCGGGCGGCGGTAATGGGATCAGTCAGGACGGGAAGGCTTAGCTTTTCCAGACCCCGACATTCTTGGCGGCCTGGATTGTCGCGAGAACATCGGAGCGGATCGTCGAGGTCGTCGATTTCTTGACGACATGGCCGACAGCGGCAAGCTGCTTTTCCAGCTCTTCGAGCTTCATGCCGGGATTGGCGCAGACGAGTTCGCGCACCTTGAGGGTGATGCTCGGTCCCTTGGCCGGCGGCGGTGCCTTGGCGGCCTTGGGCGCCTTCTCAGCGGCGGCCTTGGGTGCCTTGGGCGCCTTGGCGTCGGCCTTGCCACCGAACTTGGAGCTGAAGCCCTCGGGGTTGCCATGCGGCCAGGGCTTGCTCGTGGACTCGGCACGCGCTGTGTCGTTGTACCAATCCTGGGTCTTCTGCTGCATGGTGTCGAAAGTGGGGTCGTCGAGATCAGAGATGACTTCCATCAACCGGCAGAGATAGGTCTTGTCGTCTTCCTTGGTGCCCTGATCAGCGAAATCGGCCTTGATACCGCGCGCCATGTCGAGCAGCTCATCGTGGACCAGGATCGGGTCGGAATTCTTCTGCGCGTTCAGCGCCTCATCGACCATGCGCTCAGTCGATGCCTCGACGGCGGCCTCGTGAGTGGTCGTTGCCGTCTCAGCGGCCGGCGCGGCGGCCTTGAGCTTGTCATGGGTCGCCTTGGAGGCGGCGGGTTTCTTGGCCATGGGATCGAGTTCCTTATGCTGGGAGCGGGCAATTCCGCGCAGATGGGATTTCCTTACTGCGTTGCAACAGATAGCGGGTTGGTCTATCTGTTGCAAGCGATTTTTTCAACTAAAATTTCGGTTTATTATCAACCCGTTACGCGGTTGGATCGTCTTTGGCCTGCGCTTTGTAGCTATCGCGATCCTGATATTCCAAGGGATCGATCATGCCCGCCTCGTCAAACGCAAGCAGGCGTTCGGTGCATGAACCGCATTTGCCACATGACACTGCGCCGCCGGCATAGCAGGTCCAGGTATTCCGATAATTCTCCGCCAGCAGGCCGATGTTCAACCCATGCTTGAGGATGTCGCCCTTGGTCATGTCCATGAAAGGCGCGCGGAGGATGACGCGGCCTTCGGTGGCTGTATAGACAACCGCCTGCATCGCCTCGATATAGGCTGGCCGGCAATCCGGGTAGATGTCATGATCGCCGGAATGTGCGCCATAATAGATGATGCCAGGACGATCCGGATCGAGGCCCTCGGCAAACGCCAATGCCGCCGCCAGCATGATCGTATTGCGCCCCGGTACAACCGTCTGCTTCATGGATGGCGCCGCATAGTGACCATGCGGGACCGGGGTATCGCTGGTCAGCGCTGAGATCGGCGACAGATCATTCAGGAATGCCAGGGAGATGAAGTGCTGCGAAACGCCATGCCGATCGCATACAATCTTTGCCGCGCTCAACTCGCGCTTATGACGCTGGCCGTAGTTAAAAGACAGCGCGTAGATATTGTCAAGCGGAATGGTAACTTCTTGCCGGAGGACACTATGCAAGAGGGTGAACGAGTCCATGCCGCCGCTGAATACAACGACATGGTTGGTAATTGAGCTGCGATCGGGCAAGGTGTGTACTCCTGATAAGAGGAGCGCGCTACCCCATCAGGATTGCGCGCAACTCGGATATGACATCCGTAGCTGTACCCCTTATACCGCAGAGCCGCTTTACCCGGCGATTGAGGCTCTGGATCGCCTGCGCGGCGACCTCGGCATTGTCCGAATTCACATCCTCGGCCTTGTTGAACAGCATCCCAAGGAACTCCGAGGGCGCGTTGGCGATCACGCGGACGACCTCTTGTAGCTCGGCCGATCCACTGCTAACCGCCGCCATCAGAAAGCCGGGATTGTGATCAATGCCTTCCTCAGCATCGGGGAGCGGGAGCGCGCGCAGCCGGCTATCCTTCTGCGACATCGTGTTCCAGTCGTTGACGACTGCCTGCTTGAACAGCGCCATCATCCAGGCCGGATTGGTCACCCGCCCCTCATAGGAGCGCTTGCACTTGACAAAGATCAGCGCGCACTCCTGTAGCGCATCCTCCTCCGAGCCAAGCAGTTCACGCACGCGCCAGAAATTGCGCGATACCCAGCCCCGCGCCCACCCCTCGAAAGCCCCACCCCACTCAAAGCGAATGATGGGTCGTACGAAAGTCACATGGCTTTTTGCCGGTCTTTCGTTTTCAGCGCGGTTCGCTGACTCATGAGCCATTCTAGTGCCCCTTCCGATGGCAGATCGGCCGGGTCTTTGTAACCCGACGGCAACCGCGCTCGGCCAATATATCGGATTGGCAAGAAACCCGCAATATCCGAAATTATTGCAAAATGCGACGACGTATTCACATCTGAGTCCAGCGCCACGAGCACGCTATCGCAGCCGTCAGCCAGCTCGCGCAGCTTGAGCAACCGCGATGGATTGAGCTGCTTGCCCGTCAGCGCCGCAACGATAAATGGAGAGTCTTGCGAAATAATCGCGAGTTTCAAAGCATCGAATGGCCCCTCGGTGATGACAAGACAGCCTTTGCCGCGCTTATCATAGTCGGGCACAAAGATCAGGCCGGGGTCGCTCGATGTCTGGGTGAGGTATTTGGGCACCATATCGTCGATCAGGCCGCGCCCGGTCCAGGTCAGCACATCGCCCCGAGGCGATAGGAAGGGGATCAGCAAGCGTCGACCCCAGGTCCCGGCGAGCGCCACACGCAAGTCATAGCGCGCGATGATCTGCTCAGGGCGGGCGATGCCCCGGCGCGTCAGATAGGCTACAGCATGCCTGTTATCGACAGCACTAGCGAAGCGATCCCAAGCCGGCGCCAGATGGCCGGGCGCTTGCTTGACGGCCTCTCTGACAATCGGTTGGGAATGCATCATGAAGCTGTTAATTAAGCGGATTGCCTCGGGTCGCGCAATCCCCAGCTTGACGAGCAGGTAGACGAATTGCCGGCCACTATGCCGATCGTCGCGGTAGCAGTAGAAAGCCTCGCGTTGCTCAGCGATGGCCAGATGATAGGAGGGATCGTTGCCACAGAAAGGACAAGAAATATTCACGTTTCCTGATCTACAATTAGCTCCACGATCGCGCCAATCCACATGGATCGAGCTGAGAAGCCCACGCCAGTCGAGCTGCATCGCTCAGCGGCCTAGACGTCGCTGCCAGCGTCGCCATTGGGCTTTATGGGAGTTCCGCAAGGCTTTCTGATCGCTGAGGACAAAGCGAGCGCGCCAGTCATTAGTTGCGTTGCCATAACCATCAGTAAAAGCAGCGCCGCTAGTCGCATCGAAGGCGAAGAAGAAAGGCCCGAACTGTGCGCAGCCCTGCCAGCATGCCGAGTTGTTGTATTCGCTCTTTTCGCGCATAAGCCGCCATTGCCAGGGCATCAGGAGTAGATGAAATTCTAACCCGATCTCTCGGCAATTGCGCCAGACCCAAAGGTCGAGGCAATGCTGGTCGATCCATTCCTCGTTCGGCTCAACCCGCAGCGCGTCCGCGGTCTCGGTCCAATCCCGGTTCGGCATTTGGATATCCTTCCTCGTTACTAAGCATCTCGGCCAGTGCCATGACCAATCGCCATGCTTCATCTCGACTGGTCAGGAGGCGCTGGAAATCCTCACCGATATACAGCATCTGATAGCCGGCATTGGAGTTGCGCACGCGCAAACGGACCGTCCCCTCCTGGCACAATTCATAACCGTGAGTATGCAGGCGAATGGTCAAATCGGTCCCCTCGATCAAAAGAATGGTCATGTCCATGTGCATGCGATATACCAACCCCGCTTTTTACAAAGAAAAAGCCGGCCAGGAGGGCGCCGGCTTTTGCCTTATCGCAAAGAGTAAATCGGAATTGCAAGTGAAATGTTGAGATTTATGATGTCAATTGCAATAATTGATAATCACGCATGAGCGGCATGGCACGCGGGGCCTCGGCAAATAGCGTGCCATGCCGGCTGAGCATCCAGATTTACCCGCATAAAACCCAGGATGTTCGTCGCCTACAGCGACCTAATTGTTGTCGAAATTATTGATTATTGCGCATGAGCCGAGTTTTCATAATCGCTATTATGCGGCAATCCCTGAGGTCAGGGATCGAGCGCGGGCCTATCTGGGCATTTTGTGGAAACGGCTAGGCCGCGATGGCCATTGCAACCATGTGCAAGAGCTGCGCCTCGATATAACCCGGGTACGCCTGATCGACGGCATACTTCAGCATCCCGAAACTGTTCAGGATCGAGCGCGGGCTGACCGGGATATTCCGGTTATCCAGGTGGGCGATCAGGGTATCGATCATCACCCGGCGGACAGCCATTACAACGGGTTTACGCGTGCCCTTGGGGACCGCCCTGGCAATCAATGCGTCCATCTGCTCGGAGCAGCGCTGATACTCTGACTTGCCGAAGCTCTCAAGGAAGCGCCCGAGGGGTTGACGCGAGCGGCCGGTTGTCTTGATCGCCTCACAGATCGCATCCCAGAGTTCATTGGGCAGCTCGGCCGCCCCGCTCTTGGACCCACGGAACTCATAGGCGAGTTGCGCGTGCAATTCGCGGCGTTCGTCCAAGCTCAGCGATGCGAGATCGATCGTCATATACCTGGATATACCGCAATCGGATCGAAAAGCAAAGCAAAAAAACGCGATCAGATGCGAACAAGCAAAAGCCGGGCGTATCCAGGCCCGGCTTGGTGAATGGTTAGGCGGCCGCAATCCAGTTTTTTATCCAGGCGTCGCGGGTTTTACGAACCGCGGCGTAAATGGCCTCATGCTCTTTACCTGTGAGTTCGGCGGCCTTGGCATAGTCAACCGGAAAGCGCTTTACATCGACAACTGCCCCATCCTCGATGAGCTGGACGCTGTAGGTGCCGCGAGCATAACCGATCTTTTTGCAGGTTCTAACCATCCGAGTATCTCCTTTTCCAGAGCGATCACTAGGCCTATCATTCCACAGATGCAACCCCTAACCTCGCGCGCGCTCGCGCATGACGCACGGTTGCGCTAAACGCGCCCGTGGCTGCGACGCACGGTTGCGCTAAACGCGGGCGTGGCTGCGCACGTCATGCGGGCGTCATGCGCGCACACCTCTTACTTAACATGAATAGCTACACTATTCATTCGTAAGAGGAATGAGTTGGGGTATAACTACTGTTTTTCCAGCGCATGACGGTTACCTTGGCTTTCGCTCCGCTCAAGCGTCCCGGCGCTTCGCACCAGGGACGGCAGGGTATATGATTGCATCAAGCCAATCCACGCCTTGCCAACCAAAGGAATGCAACTTCATGGCTAAGTCAGTCAAGCCGCTGGTCATCCTGGCAATCGGTGCCCTGGTTCTACCGGGTATCGCTGAGATCGCCTTGAACGAAATAGTGCAAGCCGACGCTGGAAATACCCAGCACACGCTTGCAACAGCGTCTCGGTACGCCCTGGACATCGCCGAGGCATTTGTGACTGAGTTCGAGAAACGCCATGGCCTGATCGATGCCCTGGCCGACGAGCAGGAGTAGTCACCATGCCGCATGGGATTACCTGGGACACAAGCAGAGCCAGGAAGCTGTGGTTGGAAGCCATTCCCTTGCGAGAGATCGCCGAACGCCTGGGTATCAGTCGCAATGCGCTCGCCAAATACGCCAAGAAAGAGTGGCCGGACTACAAACCCAACTCCAACTACAGCCACACCAACCTGAAGCAAATCAGGGCTGATCCGGCCAGCTACCATGTTGAGGATAAACCAATACCGCCGAAACGGTATGGCTATGGCGAGCGCAGCCTTCCGCCGCTCACCATAGAAAGCCTACCAATCCTGGAGTGGCATGATGGCTGAACCCGTCCCCGAAGCCTACAGAATTGCCACCAAGCATGCCAGGGCATGTCTGCATGAGTGTATCGACCAAAGAATGCCCTGGACCGAGATTGTAGTGGTGCTTGAGTCCATGCTGGCCATCATGGTGACAACGCTGGCCTACGACTCAGCGATAACGAACCGAGAGCGGTTTATCACCGAGATCATGGATGCGGTGACCGAAGCTGCCCATTCCAGGTCAATTGCTGCGGTACGCAAGGCCGAAGCCGAGGGGAGATAAACCAATGCGGGATTATAACTTTATCGATGAGGCCGGCGGCTCAACCCCTGTATCCAGTATGTCCACAAGCCTGATCCTGGAATTGATCCAGGATGGTTTCCTGATCGATGAGCGGGATGGCATGATACCCAAATCCGAGGATGTGCTGGAACGCCTGCGGATCGAGTTGACTGCCAGATCACTCGGCCTTGCCAGCATCCAGTAAAAATAAGCAACAGGTAATACTGAGTGGTTGCCACTAGAAAGGGATATGAAGATGGTTGAGAAGTTCAATTCACCATGCCTGCCGCCGGCCCCACAGGATCGTGAAGTCATCGTCACCATGATCGAGGAGGCGTCAGAGATCGCCAAGGAGTGTCAGGAGTTCATTCAGCGCGCCACCAAGATGCTAAGGTTTGGCATCCAGGAGGTGCAGCCCGGCCAGGATAAGACCAATGCTTGGCGCCTGGGTCATGAGTTCGGTGAGCTACAATACATGATCGATGTGGCGCATCGGGCCGGCATCATTCCCATGGGCGCAGCCAAGGCCGGCTTTGAGTCCAAGCGTCAGAAGTGGCCACAATTCCAGCAGACGCAACGGATGCCGGATGCGACGAACATTCCTGTCCGGCAAGAGACAGTATGGGTCGAGTCGAAATCCGGCGTCGGATCATATGAGATCGGCAATGCGCACAATAAAGTCGCTGAGCTACCCCGCGCATTGGTAGCAGGGGATCGCGTGCGCTTGATCCAGGCTTTGCCGGTTGGTCCGGGCGACGCGACATTGGTAGTCGGCACATCTGGCACGATCCACGGTCGCGCATACAGTGAGGCGCGGGCGTCATTCGTTAGTGTATATTTCCCTAGCTTCGGGGTTGTTGCTGTATTGTGGTCACAGCTGGAACGGATCGATGATCGCGCGCCCATCAACCCTATGCCGGTTCCCAATGACGAAGACTAAAGCGCAGCGTCAGGTCGAGAGCGCCGCCGCGCACACTGCCTACCTGGAACGCCAGCGGATCGAGGCAGCGCGCCAACGATCATTACCCACGCTGGCCGACAAGGTCGAGGCGATCGGCCGCGCGGTTGCTGAGCTGGCTGTGCTGATCGGCGGGGAAGATGCGGCGGGTATAGCGACTGAGATGTTGGCCATATTGGACCAGGAAACGCAAGCATGACTAAACCCGCAATCTTCGCCATGCCCTCGGGGATGTATGGTGGCGCCATCTTCTCGGATGACGGCTTATATCGTCATTGGCTTTGGCGCATGTGGCCAGCAGCACCCTTGGCACAAGTATTCGCTGTCAATTGCGGTTGGCTTAATGGCGGCATGTTTGAATTGTTAAATTTACCCTATGCTTTGTTCATCGGTCACAATCCCAGCAAGGCAGATGGCAAGATGAACGACATGACGGTCATTCGCGAGATCGATATAACCAAACGCCTCGGCTACTCCTGCTATGTCAAAATGAATGTAGTCGATCGTTGTGCCACTGATCCAATGGAGCTAGGCGGTGATCTACTAGGCGATGCGGGCCAAGCCGGCTTTCGTCGCATAATGTTCTGGCGCGCGGTGCGTGGCGCTAGCCGGATCATCTTGGCCACAGGTAATCCCCACAAGCTGATTGCGGGCATGGCCAAGCAGATGATAGAGGAGCTGTCGCGGAATGAGCTGTGGTGCATGGGGACGACCGCGGATGGTTGGCCTCGGCATCCGTCCCGGCTGGCCAATAGCACCCTATGCATTCCGTTCAAGGGTAGTCCGCCATAGTAATGCGTCAGGACGGCGTCCAGCCAGAAGCCGCGCCCGATCTATCCCCGAGGCCGGCTAATCCGTCCTGGACAGCGTAAGCGACGGAATTCCTGGGTATATTTGGTATTGCGCAATTATCCCGCAATCGATATTCTAGCGGATAATTGATTAACTCGTAGCGCATCCAATGCGCTCAGGAGTGCGATAGCATTACAATGCGTCCTTGGTATTGCGCACAAACGCACCCGCAGAAAGAACCCCACGCCAGGGATGAACTAGAGCGCCAGGGCTTTACGGTATTCATGCCCTCGTTCCTCGTCAAGGACAATCACAAGCATATCCTGGCGCGTCGCCTGTTCGCGGGTTACCTATTTGTATCGCTGGATGATTGGCGCCTCTGGCCGCAAGTCAAGAACACCTATTTCATCGCCGGGATGATGACCCATCAACCCGAAGGCTCCGACTATCGGATGCCGAACGCCATCGCATCGGACGCGATCGAGAAGTTACGCGTGCTCGCGCTGTCTATGGATGAGGTGCAACGCGGCGGCAAGGAACGCGCCAAGGCGCCCGCACAGCAGATCATCACAGCCGGATGCCTTGTGCGCATCAAGACCGGTCCGCTCGTTGTATTCAACATCCAGCAACCAGTCGTTGATTGGACCGATGGACAGCGCGCCGCCTTGCTGCTGGCGATGTTCGGCCGGGAAATGCGGATTGAGTTCTTTGTGCATGAGCTAGAGTTGGTCAATGCCTAGGTTCCGCCCCGATCCTGGCCTGTTCCGCAAACCCGAGCGCGATCCTGAAGCCGATCAGCGTCAATACAATACGGGTCGCCCGGAATGGCAAGCCACCGAATGGCAGCGCTCGGTGGCGCAGAACTTGGCCGGCATCGGCCTCAATGTCGAAGACATCGCCCGCGTCATCGGCATCAGTGAGAATACCCTACGCAAGCATCTGAGCGAAGAGCTGGCCTTGGGCCGATCGATGGCCCGCGCGGTGGTCGCCAACAGCCTGTTCAAGCGTATCATTGCCGGCGATATGGCAGCGATCACCTTCTACATGCGCACCCAAATGGGTTGGATCGAGGCCAAGCCGGGCGATACCGCTCCTGAGAAAGAGATCGAAGAACTCACCGATGACGACATTCGCCGCGAAATCGAGGCAATTGCAGCTCGGCAGAGAGCTTCTACTCCGACGCGAGGCCTGGAAGCGGGAATGCCGGAGTAACTATACAGCTTGGTGTAGTGAAGCCCTCTCACCATTGGGACAGGCGCCCGCCGCACACCACAAGCTGATCTGCTCCGCCATCCAAGAGATCGTCGACGGACCGCCCGGTGGGCGCCTGATGATCTTTGCCCCGCCCGGATCGGCGAAGACGATGTACACCTCCCGCCTCGCGCCGCCCTGGATCATGCAGCGGCGCAAGGGATGGTCCATCATCGGTGCCAGCCACGGCGCGATGTTTGCCGAAGAGAACTCCGGCTACGCGCTGGACTACATCCGCGAGTACGGCGACTTCCTCGGCGTCAAGCTGATCAGCGAGAACGTCCAACGCTGGCGTACAAAGGCTGAGCTGAATGAGAAGCGCCAGCGTATCGGCAAGCCGGGGGACTATCTGGCGGCCGGTGTGGACGCGGGTATTGCCGGGTTCCGCGCCGACCTCGCGATCATCGACGATCCGATCAAGTCGCGCAAGCATGCCGACAGCGTCACCTATCGCAACAGCGTCTGGAAATGGTTCAACGGCGATCTCGCGCGCCGCCTCAAACCCGAGGGGCGCATCATCCTGATGCATACGCGCTGGCACATGGACGATCTCGCTGGCCGGCTACTCAAGCGTGACGGGCATAAGTGGAAGATCCTCAACCTCCCAGCCCTGGCAACCTCGATCAATGATCCGCTCGGCCGCAAGCTCGACGAACCATTATGGTTGGGTGACGCCTACGGGTATGGCGAAGGCCTCAAGATCATCCGTGACGA